CCCGCCCGGGCGCCGGCGCCCAGGGCGTTTTCTGCTATGGAACAAAAGTTCCCACGCGGCGGCGCTGCCGGAACCCTACCATTTCATGCTAGGAACCCATCAAAAAAGAGAAGGATATTCTAAAAGTGCAGTCAGGTCGAAAAGGTTCCAAAGGAGTACAACTTACGCGAGCACGGTATCCCAATGTTCCAGGGATACAACCTGAGCCTCCAGGGGAACTCGCGCCGGATGAAGCGGCCGAATGGAAGCGGATCTGGGCGGTTTCGCCGCCGGATTGGTTTCCCAGGGAGACGTGGCCATTGCTGACGCAGTTGTGCCGGCACACGATGAATGCGAGGTTCTTCGCAGAGACTTTGCAGGAGGTGAGGCAGGGGATGCTCGACCCCAAGAACGCCAAACACCTTCAGCATCTCAACAGCCTATGCATCATGCATGAGCGCGAAACGCGAGCGATGGTGGCTCTGATGGAGAAGCTCCGGCTGACGACCCAGCAACGGCTGAACCGGAACGTGGCCGCCGGCCAGCAGGAGGTCGTGGCATCCGCGCAGCTTCCTGAGCCTGACATGGCGCCCTGGGCGACGCACCAATGAGCTCGGCGAGTACAGCCACGGCCAGGCAACGCCGGCAGATTCCGCGCACCAGGGCAGAGCGCAACATCGCCTGGTGCGAGGATTACCTCTTCCTGCCTGAAGGGCGCCACGTCGGCAAACCGCTGAAGATGGCCGAGTTCATGAAGGAGGATTTCCGGCTCATCTATGACAATCCGCACGGCACCAGGCGCGCGATCGTCTCCAGAGGCCGGAAGAACGCCAAGACCACCGAGTGCGCCGCGATCGTCCTGCTGCATCTGTGCGGCCCTGAATACGTCGCCAATGGCTCGCTCTACTCCGCAGCTCAATCCAGGGACCAGGCCTCGATCATCTTCAATCTGGCCCGAAAGATGGTCCTGCTTTCGCCGGTGCTGCGCAAGGTGATCAAGATCAAGGACACCGTCCGCGAGCTGCACTGCACAGGCACGGGATGCGTCTACAAGGCGCTGAGCGCGGAGACCGCGACCGCCTTCGGCTTGTCCCCGGTGCTGACGATTCACGATGAGCTCGGCCAGGTGAGGGGCCCCCGCTTCCCGCTCTATGAGGCGCTCGAGACCGCGACCGCCGCGCAAGACAAGCCGCTGACGTTGATCATCTCGACCCAGGCGCCGGCGGATGCGGATCTGCTTTCGATGCTGATCGATGACGCCAGGTCCGGCGCCGACCCCAGGGTCGTGCTGCGGATGGATTCCGCCGACATGGACGACGACCCCTTCAGCGAGAAGGCGATCCGCGCCGCCAATCCGGCGCTCGAGCTGTTCATGAACAAGCAGGAAGTCCTGGCGATGGCCGAGGACGCCCGTCGGCTTCCAGCTCGAGAAGCCGAATTCCGCAACCTGGTGCTCAATCAGCGGGTCGAGGCATCGAACCCCTTCGTCACCGCCAGCCTCTGGAAAGCCTGTGGCGACCCCGTACAGCCGTTCTCCGCGTCGACGCCCCTCTATGGCGGCCTCGACCTTTCAAGCGTTGCTGATCTCACTGCGCTCGTCCTGATAGGGCAACAGCCCGACAGCAAGTGGCACGTCCATCCGACGTTCTGGCTGCCGGCGGAAGGCCTGGCGGAAAAGTCGAGGCTCGATCGGGTGCCTTACGACATGTGGGCCCAGAAAGGCTTCCTGCTCACGACCGAAGGCAAGACGATCCAGTACGAGTTTGTTGCAAAGCACCTTCACGCATTATTTCAGAAGTACAACATCAGAAAATTGGCGTTCGACCGCTGGAATATGGGGCACCTCAAGCCCTGGCTTCAGAAGGCCGGCTTCTCCGAGATGTTCATCGAGGACCGCTTCGTTGAATTCGGCCAGGGCACGCAGTCCATGTCGCCGGCGCTGCGGACGCTCGAGGAGTGGATCAGGGACAAGAAGATCGCCCACGGCATGCATCCGGTCTTGCAGATGTGCGCCGCCTGCGCAGTGGTCGAAGGCAAGGACGATGCGAATCGTAAACTAAGCAAGAACAAATCGAGTGGCCGCATCGACGGCATGGTCGCGCTGGCGATGGCGACCGGCGTTGCGCAACAGATGAAGCCGATCGATATCAGTACCCTCATAGCTTAAAAGGAATCACCATGCCGCTGACAATCGTTGATGGGCCGACCATCCCCGCCGGCGAAAGCCTCTCCGACGGCGCCGACTGCACCGGCGGCAGCATCGTGCGGATCACGATCCCGCAGGAGTTCACGCCGGCGAACCTGACCTTCCAGGCAAGTAGCGACGGCAACTTCTACAACGACCTTTACGACAACGAAGGCGACGAAGTGACGCTCGCGGTGAAGCCCAACACGACGGTGGTCGTGTCGGCGCACTGGACGCGCTCGATCGGCTTCGTCAAGTTTCGTTCAGGCACGGCGAAGTCGCCGGTCGAGCAGAACGTCGATTGCAGGTTCGCGATCGCCGTTGAAACGGAAACGACGGCGGCCGTCTGATGAGCCTGGCGCAATACGAAACGCATCTCTCGGTCGAGCAGCGTTTTCGTATTGCGAAGGCGCGCAGCAAGAGGTTGCTGACGGCGAAGCTGTTCAACGAAGCGGACCATCCTCGCGACGAGCAGGGCCGGTGGACCGACGCCGGCGGCAGTGAGGACCGCGTCTCGACAACGGTGCCGTCGGCGAAAAAGCAGGGCTTCGATCCGCATACGCGGCAAGACCTGGCGCCGACTTACGACACGTTCAAGCAGGCGATGGAAAATCCAAAGTACGCCGCCGGCGTCGAGAAATTGATGGACCGCTACGGCAAGTCGTTCGCCCGCATCCCGAAGGGCACGGCCGCCGAGAAGGCCGAGGCCTTCGTTTCGCATGCAACGTCGAACCTGACGGCGCTCTACAACGCGCAAGATCCTGAGCTGCGCGGCCGATCGGCGACCTGGTATCGAGGCGCCCGCAAGATCGCGGACGATTTTTCCAAGCAGTACGGCGTCTCGCCGAGGGCCGTTGCCGGCGTCCTGGCGTCACTGTCACCGCAGCGCGACTGGGACCAGAACGTCGAGATGGCGACGCGCGTGCTCGACATCGCAGTGGCAAAAGGTGCCATCCCGATTGAAGGTGAGAAGGCCGCCAAGACAAAGCAATCGATGCTCGACTACGCCAAGACGCAGCTCAAAGATGCCGATAAGATCGAGGCCAAGATCCCCGAAGGCGCCGATCCGAAAGATCCGGCGGTCAGGGGCCAGCTCCTCAAGGTCAAGAACCGTCGGGCGATGGCCGCCAAGATCACCAAGATGGCCGGCACGTTCGAAGGCAAGAAGCTGTCGGAGCTGCCAAGCCTGGCTGAGCAGGCGATCGTGCTGCGTTTCTACGATGAGGGCAACGCCGAACCAGGCCGCGCCTATGCGATCTGGAATCCTGAAGGCACCAAGTCCGGCGAGGTCGCGATGGCCGGTGAGGGAGACAAGCGGAAGGCGCGGCTATCTGGTTGGGGCGGCTTCGGCATGACGGAGGGCGCGCTCAGCATCCTGGCCAATGACAGCCGCGAGAACATTTCGGCGCAGCTCGGCGACAACCACAAGGTCCGTAATTTCTACAACAACATCATCTCGCCTGAGTACGGCCAGGACACGACGATCGATACCCATGCGATCGCAGCCGCCCTGCTACGGCCGCTCGGCGGCGGCGCCGTCGAGGTCAAGGAAGGCCTGGGGATGTCCGGCCCCAAAAATGCCGAGACTGGTTTAAAGGCCCTCTACGCCTTATATTCCGAGGCCTACAGGCGGGCCGCCAAGGATGCCGGCATTCTCCCCCGCGAGATGCAGAGCACGACCTGGGAAGCTCTGAGGGGCTTGTTCAGCCCTGAGGAAAAGCGTGACGCCGCGATCGAGAAAAGCGTCAGCGATACCTGGAAGCGGTACAAAGAAGGGAAGATCGATCTTGCCGACGCCCAACGAGAAATCCTTGCTCGAGGAATCCGGCCCCCGCGTTGGGCAAAGTGATATCCTCAAGCTGATTGACGAGCTCGGCCTCGAGCCGACTGCGGAGACGTTTGCCTATGTTTCCTTCGGCCGCGACATCGAGGATCTCGAGGCGGAAGAGCTCGGCACGATCCCGGATGATCTGCTCGAGGCCTGGCAGAAAGAGAACGAGCCTGAGGAGAAATCAGCGAAGGTCGAGCGCACCGTTCAGAACGACTGGATGGATGAATGCGTTCCCAGGCTGATGGACATGGGCAAGGATCAGACGGTCGCAGTCGCTGCCTGCATGAACATGTGGCGCGAGGACTGGGAAGAGGCGCACCCCGACGGCGCGGATGACCCAGGGCCAAGCCCGAAGCCGGCGGAAGATGACGACGAGCGCAAGGAGCTCGCGCGGGCCCGCCTGCGCAAGATGCAGTGGGCCCACACGAAGGCCGTGTCGACTAAGCTGATTTGATCCGCTTAGCCCGAAGCTGCCAGAGCTGACTGCAATCTGGCAGCTCGATCTCGAGCTCGAGTTTTTTGTCGAGCATCAGCTCCAGGAGTGTCGCGGTCGACCAGGGCACCGGGGTCGCCCCCGCTGCCCAACGGTTAGATGTCTTTCGAGTAACGTCGAACAATTTCGCGGCCGAGGTCAGGTTTAGACCCAGGGCCTCGATCGCGTATCTATATTCATCACCTGTCATGGCTGCACCTTAAGACATTCTGTCCCTATCACTCAAGCTCGCTTTCGTGACAGGCAATGTAGGCCTCAGGGTGCGGCACGATCGGCTCCAGGCCGCCGGCAATGCGCCTGGGGTTGGCGAGCTCGATGCAGTTCATGCAGACAGGTTCTCGGACGCCGTTGATGCGGATCGACGGCACCCGCACCGGATTGTAGGAAAAGATCCGGTGACAGCCGATGCAGGCGGAAGTCGCTAAAGCGTAGCTCATTAATTTGGCCTCATGCGTTGGACGGTTTCGGCGATCAAGTTGAGTATTTGCTGCCCGCTCATGCCTGGCTGCAACTGATTGGAAACGGACTGGTAGATTCGGACCAGTTCGCTGATGCTGACGATCTCGCCGCTCGAGAGCTCGAGGAAGTCCTCGCCGTCGACGGTGAACGGTCTAGGCTTCTTGGCCATTGGACACCTCGACGCTGATGATCTTGAGCTCGACAATCTCGACATTGCTCCAGAGGCAGTTGCCGCAATTGACGTGCGGCACTTCCTGGTCTTTGCCGGTGCAGATGAGCTGCTCGGATGCATCGCAGCGCGGACACCGCAGCTCGAAAATGTAGGTGCTCATGATGCGATTTCCTGGCAGTCTAGCTGCCCGATCTCTTTGATGAAGCCGATGCGATCGGCCTCTGCCTCCTCGCGGGTGGCGAGCACCGGCCAGTCGAGCTGCTTGCCGTGCTCGAGGACGATCCAGCCCTCGCCGTCGACGCAGTATTCGATCGTGAAGCGTTGTTGCATCTTGCTTTCCTTTCGGGGTTGAGCTGCCGGCTCAACAACGTAACCGGCAGCGGTTAACAAATTCACCAGCTCATGATGGCTGGCCTCGAGGTGGTCGAGCAGCGGGCGCTTCGCCTGGTGCTCGGCTTCAGGACCGGCACTCGCCTGGATCTTGCCGTCGACGCGAGCTGCGAAGGCGGTCAGATCTTCGCCGGCCTTCTTGAGCTGGCGGTTATGGTTCACCGCGACGTTGGTCGAGTCGCTGGAATCGAAAGCGTAGAGATGAGCCTGCGACTGCGAGCGCATCATGTGGATGCGCGGACGGATGTAAGCGCCTTCGCTCTCGAGCTCCCAGGCGTCGATCGCGGCGAACACTTCACCCATCCGCTTGCGCCAGGCGGCGCCCTGGCCGGTGGCGTATTCGCCGCTCGAGCCGATGCCGACGTAGTCGAAGCCTTCGCACAGATAGAGCAGATACGAGATCGGCTCATGCATGTGCCAGATCGGCATCGAGCGATCGGCCGGCAGCATCGTCATCGTCTCGCAAACGAGCTGAGCGTTCTGCTCATGCGTGCCGTCGATCACGTCGGGGATCACGGCGATCGCCTGCGGGCAACGCTCAAGGATGTCGTTCGCCCAGTCGGCGAAGCCCTCGAGATAAGTTTCGTCGTTCATGGTGTCGACGCCTGAGCGCCAGGCCGAGAAGGCGCCGTTGTCGACCAGGAGGATCTGGTCCTCGCCGACGAGCTCGATCGCCTGGTTGAGCTGCTTGCCCAGCTTGTCGCGGGTTGCGTAGCTGACGCAGAACGAGGCGCCGCGAAGCTTCTCGAGCAGCGGCATCGGGTTCAAGGGCAGGCCGTAGACGGTGAGCTTTTTCATGACTGGCTTTCTCGGGACAGAATGTCCCGTCCAGAGAAGATAGGGACTTTTTGTCCCTCTTGCAAGAGGTGCATAAATGTCTAAAAACGCTCAGAAAATCAGGGAGATAGACATCTCCCCGGATGAGGATGAGGACCGCGCGAGCTTCATGGACCGCTGCCTTCAGGAGACTGACGGCGACGAATTCTCCTGCTCGGTCGCCTGGGATGAGCGCAGCGCCAAGCAGATTGTGCGCAAGGTTCACGTCACCGAAGGCGCCGGCATGACGTTCGTTCTGTCGGATGCGACGCCTGATCGGATGGGCGACATCATCGACGCCGGCGGATGGGATCTGAAAAACTTCAGCCGCAACCCTGTCGCGCTGTTCAATCACAACGCCAATTTCCCGATCGGCAAGTGGATCAATCTCCGCGTCGAGAAGGGCGAGCTTCGCGGTGAGCTGAAGTTGGCGCCGGCCGGCACTTCCGATCGCATCGATGAGATCCGGCGCCTGGTCGACGCCGATATTCTGCGCGCGGTCTCGGTGGGCTTCCTGCCCAGGAGATCCGAACCGATTTCAAAAAACGGAGACGGCTATCGTTTCCTCGAGACGGAGCTGATCGAGACCTCCCTGGTTTCGATCCCCGCGAACCCGAACGCATTGGCGATTGCAAAATCGCTGAACATCTCCCGCGACACCGTCGCACTGGTCTTTGCCGGGAAAGGCAACGAGAAAGACCAGCGCATCGAGCGTCGCGGTTTATCCGGCGGGCATGCCGATCTGAAAACCGAATCCAAGAGGAAAACCACCATGAGTGGCCCCCTAACTAAACGTATCGAAGCAACTCAACAGCGCATCGTTGAGCTGAAGGATAAGCTGAGCGCACATCTCGAGGCGGTCGATGATGAGAACGTCACCGAAGCCGATCTCGCGACAACTCAAGAGTTGAATTCGCGCATCAAGGCTCAGACCGATATGCTCAAGAGCCTGGAAGAGTCCGAGACTGGACTCGCCAAAACATCATCGGAAGATGGCACTGGCACCGTCGCCCGTTCGTCGTCGGTCGCGCGTTCTAGCGCACGTCCGTTCAATATGCCGGCAAAGAAGATCGAGCCGCTCGAGTTTCTGGTTCGTGCCGGTACGCTGAAGGTTCTGACCAAGCATCCGGATTTCGCGGGCCAGACGATCGATCAGATCCGCGAGAAGATCTACGGCACCGACGAGGCTACCAAGGTTGTCACCGATCTCACGGTGAAGGCCGCAACGGCGCCGGCGATGACTGGCGTTGCCGGCTGGGCCGCTGAGTTGGTTCAACAGATCAATGCCGATCTGATGCCGTCTCTCCTGCCGTCGTCGGTTTATCCGTCGCTGTCCGCGATGGGCCTCAAGCTCAGCTTCGGGCGCAACGGCAAGATCAACGTGCCGACCCGCGCGGCGACGCCGACGGTTGCCGGCTCGTTCGTCGGTGAAGGCGCTCCGATCCCGGTTCGTCAGGCCGCATTCACGTCGACCTCTATGGTCCCGAAGAAAATGGCCGTCATCACGACCTGGACCCGTGAGATGGATGAGCACAGCGTGCCCGCGATCGAAGGCTTGCTGCGCAATGCGATCCAGGAAGATACCCAGATCGCGATCGATACCATCTTGCTCGATGCCAACCCGCCGACGAACATTCGTCCGGCTGGTTTGCGCAACGGCGTTGTCGGTGAGACCCCGACCGCAGGCGGCGGCTTCAATGCCCTCGTCGGCGATCTCAAGAACCTGAGCGGCAAGATCCTGACGGCAACCAACGGCAACGTGCGCTCGATGGTTTTCATCATGAACCCGCAGCAGGCGCTGTCGATCGGCTTCATCCAGCCGCCGGTCCCTGGTGGTCTCTTCCCGTTCGCGACGGACATCAACAACAACCGTCTGATGGGCTATCCGGTCATCAAGTCGGGGACGGTGCCGCTCGGCACGGTGCTCTGCCTCGATGCAGCGGATTACGTCTCGATCACGGGTGACACCCCGCGCTTTGAGATCAGCGACCAGGCGACCCTGCACATGGAAGATACTTCGCCGCAGCACATCGGCACCGCCGGCACTCCTGGCGTTGTCGCAGCTCCTGCGGTCTCGATGTTCCAGACCGACAGCCTCGCGCTGCGTCTCATCTTGCCGATGAACTGGACGATGCGCCGCAGTGGCGTCGTTTCGTTCGTTGCGGGCGTTACTTGGTAAGCTACGCTACTGGACCAGACTGGTGAAAGATGGCAGGATGCTCTCCCCTCAACAAGGAGAGCGTCCATGCCATCTGCAATATCGGTCGAGCCCGGTCAGCGTTTCGGAAGATTAACGGTTCTGGGTTTTGCTTCGCATATCGACGGTCGCCGTGCCGTCAAACTGAAATGCGACTGCGGCACGGTCTGCGTCAAGAAGCTGATAGTCCTGACAAAGAGCAACGCGACGCGGTCCTGTGGGTGTCTAAAAATCGAGGAGCTTGTTGCTCGCTCGCGAACGCACGGAATGTCCAAAACGCCGACCTATGGCGTCTGGACTGACATGCGGAAGCGCTGCGAGAACCCAGCGTCGAAGTCATATCCTGACTACGGCGAGCGGGGCATCAAGGTCTGCAAGCGCTGGCTCAAGTTTGAAAACTTTCTTTCTGACATGGGCAAGCGTCCAAGTCCGAGGCATGAGATTACTCGCAAAGATAACGACGGTGGCTATGAACCGTCCAACTGTCGTTGGAGCGCCAGTGCCAGACAGCAAAACATCAACCGGCGTGGAATGGGCACAGCTAGCCAGTTTCGCGGCGTCGATCTGAATCGAGGAAGGTGGCGAGCCCGTTTCAATGTCAGGAACAAGGGGGCTCGCCATCTAGGTTTATTTGACACCGAGGAGGACGCCGCCCGTGCTTATGATGCGGTCGCGCGTTTACATCGGGGGTTCATCCTGAACTTCCCAGACAAGGAGACTTGAAATGGCAGACCCGAAAGACCAGCCCCGGCATGGTCATGATACTCACGGCAAGGACGATCCTGCGCGCACACGGCCCTTTACGTTTAACGAGCCGCGCCCGCAGGCTGAGATCGTAGCGGAAGCTTACGATCACGAAGATCCTACGCCGACGCAGGAAGAGAACGACAAGGCCAAGCTCGATGCGATTCACATCCCGGATGGCGCCGGCGATCCGCAGTCGGCCGAGGCCAAGCGCAAGAAAGAGCTCGAGGCCAACAAGCAACCTGGCCAGGGCTATCAGACCCGTGCAGCAACGCCGAAAGCGGAATAGTTCGTGGCCAATATCCTCTCGAGGATAGCTTCAGCCCTCGTCAGTAAAACTGGCGAGGGTGAAGTTCGTCCAGGTCCGTACGAGTTGCCAGTCACAGGCGGCTGGCTACCGGCCGGTTCACCGTGGAATTTCTGGCAGTCCGGCATCGATCCGTCGGGCGGCTTCGAAAGCTCCGCAGTCGTTGAAGCGTGCCTGTCGGCTTACAGCCAGACGGTCGCGATGTGCCCAGGGGATCACTGGAAGAGCAACAGCAAGGACGGCCGCGATCGCGTCAAGACTAGTGCGCTCTCGCGCATCCTGCGTTACCCGAACGCCTATCAGTCGCCGTCGGACTTCATGCTGAACCTGACGCGGTCCCTCTACTCCGACGGCAATGCTTACGCGCTGGCGCTGCGCAACGATCGATATGAGATCGATGAGCTGCATCTGATGGACCCGAACCAGTCCTACCCGCAGATCGCGGCGACGGGTGATGTGTTCTATGCGCTCGGTGGCAACAGCGTTATCGACAAGCAAGTGAAAGAGCAGTTGATCGTGCCGCAGCGCGACGTGCTGCACGTCCGTCTGCACTCTACGCGACGGCGTTATCCGTTTCCGCTTGTTGGTGACACGCCGCTCGGCTCTGCGATGCAGGACATCATGCTCTCGAGCGCGATCACGCAACAGCAAATCCAATTTTATATGAACCAGGCGCGGCCGTCGGCCGTGCTGACGACCGATCTGATCCTCGATAAGGACCAGGTGCAGTTCATCCGCGATCGTTGGGATGAGCAATCGAAAGGCTTGAAGCAGGGCGGCACCCCAATCCTGACCGGCGGTCTCAAGCCCTACATGCTGGGGGCGCCGTCGAAAGACAGTGAGCTCGCCAACATGATGAAGGTGCCGGAAGAGCACATCGCGCTGGCGTTCCGGATTCCGATGGCGGTGCTCGGCATCGGCGGCGCCACTGCCGGCTCGACCGAGGCACTGATGATGCAGTGGGTCTCGAGCGGTCTTGGCTTTGCGCTCAATCACATCGAGGACGCTTACGGCTTGCTTTTCAATCTGAAGGGCCAGCCGGATGAGTACCTCGAATTCGATACCAAGGCGCTGCTCAGATCCGCGTTCAAGGAAAGGATCGCCGGTTTGGCGCAGGCAGTCCAAGGCGGCATTTTTTCGCCGAATGAAGCTCGCGCCGAGGAGAGCCTCGACAGCGTCGAATTCGGCGACGAGCCGCGCGTTCAGCAGCAAGTCGTGCCATTGTCGGCAGCCGCAGCCATTCCGGCGGCGCCGGCGTCACCAGGCCCAGGCGGTGGCGGCCCGCCGCCGGCGGCCAGCATCGAGGTGAAACCCTCAGGCACGGTGGAGACGCCGCCGAAACCAACGGCAAAGGAATTCGAAGATGTCGTTGCCAGCCATGTCAGAGCGATCAATTTCAACGCCGATGCACATGACCGAAGCTACACTTGAGGCGTTGCACGTCGCGCTAGGCCAGGTCGTCGCTCAGCAGCGCAAGAACTGGGACCGCGAGCGCGAAGTCTATGAGGCGAATTGTCGGGCCACGATCGCGGAGCTCAAGAGCGTTGTGGTTGACCTCCAGGCGAAGGTCGATCGGGCGCTGATGGCGGTCAAGAATGGCGATCGGGGTTTGCCTGGTCTCCAGGGGCCGCAAGGCGAGCAAGGCGAGCGTGGATTGCAGGGGCCTGCGGGCCCCGCCGGCGAGCGTGGCGAGCGAGGGCAGGATGGGAGCCCCGGTCTCATTGGGCCGCCTGGCGAACGCGGGCTGCAAGGCCTCGAGGGCAGAATGGGCGAACGAGGCCCCCAAGGTGACCGAGGGGACATCGGCCAATCGATCAAGGGCGATCGCGGCGAGAAGGGCGAGAAAGGCGAGAGGGGCCTTCCTGGCGAGATCGGCAAGATGGGCTTGCGGGGCGAGCCAGGGTTACCTGGCGCACGCGGGGAAGCCGGCGCTCCCGGTGAGCGAGGCGAGCGTGGCCCGATGGGCATGCTGCCCGTCGTCAAGGTCTGGGAGACCGGCGTTCATTATGCGGGCGAGGTGGTGACACGCGCCGGCGGGACGTACCAGGCGGCCAAGGATACGGCCGACGAGCCTGGCAGCTCGAGAGACTGGGTTTGCCTGGCGCGCGCCGGCGCCGACGGACGTTCGCCGATTGTGCGCGGTCTGTTCAAGGAAAATGAAACCTACGTTAATCTCGATATGGTGGCGCTCGGTGGCGGCACCTTCATCGCCAAGAAGGACAACCCCGGCCCATGTCCTGGGCCAGGTTGGCAGCTCCTGGTCAGCCAGGGCAAGGCCGGCCCGAAGGGCGAGCGCGGCCAGGCCGGCGAGCGCGGTGAGCGCGGACTTCCAGGTGTATCAGCAGCGACGATTGTCGACTGGGAAATCGATCGCGAGACCTTCACGGCGGTGCCGATCATGTCGGATGGCCGCGAAGGCAAGGCGTTGCCGTTGCGGCCGTTGTTCGAACAGTTTCAGCTTGAGGCCCGCTGATGGCTGATGTCACGCAAATCATACTGGAGCCGGCGGAAAGCCACGCTCTGATCACGCTGGACCAGTTCAAGATTGCCACTGGCATGCCTGCCGGCCCCAGCTCGACCGACGAACAGATGCAGTGGTTGATCGATACCCAGTCGCACGTCGTTGCGCGGCTGTGCAATCGCATCTTCGCCAGAGAAACCTTGATTGAGAGGTGGCGTGATCTCGGCGACAACGTTCGTCGTCTGTACTTGACGCACTGGCCGGTCAAGCAATCCGATATCGTGCGCGTCTCGACTAACGGCGCCGATCGGCTCAATGATTGGGAGCTGGATGAGAGGGAAGGCAAGCTTTCGGTTTTCACTAACCGCGCCGAACCCATCGAAGTCGAATACACGGGCGGTTATTTGCTGCCAGACGAAGCCCCATTGCCGTTGCAACAGGCGGTGGCGTTGCTGGTGAATACGTCGAAGAGTGAGCAGGCGGCGGCAGCTCTGACCGGCGTCCGCATGATCAGCCACAAAGAAAGCCGCGTGATGTTTCACTCGCCAAGCAGCGGCGGCAGTAGCAGCTCCAGCGGCCCGTCGACATCGCAGACCCAGAGCACCGTGCAGGCGTTACTGGGCCACTACATCAAGCACTGGATCTGAGCCATGCCATTCGAGGTCAAGGTCGATTCCGAAAATCTGCTGAAGCAATTCGAGGACATGCAGAAGCGTGTCTCGGAGCTCGATCAAAAATTGCCGCAAGTTTTTCTCGACTGGCAGACTGAGGACATGCATCGGCAATTTCCCAAGGTCGATGAGCAGAGCGGCCTGTCGGTGACGACGCTGGTGTATCCGCGATCGCGCAAGAGCCGGCCGTATATACCTGGACGGAAAGGCCCCAGGCGGAATGCGCCGAGGCGCGTTGCCGGCGGCAAGCGGCCGATCCTGCGGCCTGAGCTGGTCGAGCAGTTGTTCGATCGAATGAAAGAGATGTGCCGCGAGGCGATCGAATGGCACTAGATTTCTCGACGCTAGTTTATCTGCCAAACTACGACACCTTCGCGCGGCCGATCACGATCACGCCGTTGGCGTCGCAGCCTGGCGCACCGGCTTATGGTGCTCGCGGGATCTTTGGCACCAGGGCGCTTGATGTCGGGGCAATGGATGGGTCGATTATTTCGGACCAGCAAACCATCATGGATATCCGCGAAGCTGAGTTTACGGTTCTGCCAGAACAGCTCGATCGGATCTTCATCGAGGCTGATCCTGCCGCCGGCGCCACTGGGGATGAGCTCGGCGAGTATGAGATAATCGATACTCAGACCAACGGTGGCGGCGAGACGACGCTTGTGATCCGCAAGGTCAGAACGGCGCAGCCATCATGAACGCTGTCGACACGGCGACCTTTAGCTACAGCCTTGTGATCCGAGACATGCTGCTTGAGAAGCTGAAGGCTGCACCGTTCTTCCAGAGCTTTACGTTTCGCAAGACCAGGCAATTGCCGGTGCAAGCAAATCAGCTTCCGTCATTGGGCGTCTACATCATCGGCGAGGACATGGAATCGGATGGCGATCCGAACCATGGCGACATTGAATTCATCAATCATCTCAAGATCGGGTTCTCGGCAGCGGTCGTGAACAACGACCCCGAAGCTTGCGAACAGAAAATCAACGAGGCGTACTGGGTAATCTGCAACACGTTGTGGCGTGACCAGTACCTCATGAACATGATCGACACCCGCGCCTATCCTGGCGCGATCGGCAATCCTGACAACACCAGGATCGAAGGGATCGAGCGGGGCTCGTACCGCCATAACTTCAGCTCGATAGGAGAGACGCCGATCGGCGAGTTGCGGTACGAAGCGACGCTGAAGTATCGAACCGATTTCACGCCGATCATCACCGATGATTTCCTTGTGCTGCATGAGGAGGTCGTACCGCTGACGACAGACGGAGAAATTCCGAATGAGGAAGAAGTGCAGCGCGTCTACGTCGAATACGACATCAACCAGAATGCAGTTGAACCCCACTCAACGGAGAAGGAAGCCGACCATGGCTGAAGTAAAGATTGGTACGCAGAACCCCGGAAACGTGAAGGTTAGCGAGACGAGGGTCACCCCTCAGACCGGCGAATATCAGACGGCCCCAGGCGGCCTGATGCGGCAGGACACTCAGCAGAGCCGGTTCACTTCCGGCGCTTCGGCCAGGGAAGGGGAGAACCCGCGCAAGGCAATTCGCGAAGCGCGGCTCGCAAAGCTGAAGGTGATTGACGGCCCGCCCAAGACCATCAAGGTTTTCGCGGCAAGCGAAAGGCTGCGCTCCAGCTTGAGGCACGCGACGGGTGCAGGCTTCGCCAGCAAGCTTGATCAGGCAGTCGAGTGGCCGAATGACAGCTTCACGCATCGTCGTCTGAAGGATGGTTCGATCAGCCTCGAGCGATCCTCTGGTGGCGCAGATGATAGCGAACCCGATGAGACTACAAATGCGCGCGAGCAGGCAGCGGTGAGCAAGCCGAAGAAGGCTGATGTCGACAAGGCTAGACTTACGCAGAGGCAGACGCAGGGGCAGCGGCCGGCGGCGCAGTCGCAACAGCCGCCCCGCCCGCCTGCGCAGCCGCCGCAGCAACAGCCGCCTGCGCAACAGCCGCCTTCGCAACAGCCGCCGCAGCCGCAGCCGCAGCCGCCGTCCACTCCACCGAACGCAGCTTAAAATTTTCCTGGAAACCTCGTCCCTTAAAAAGGAGACACGACTATGCCTGTGAGTTTTGCCAATATTCCCGCCAACTGGCGGCTCCCGCTTTATTGGGTCGAGGTTGATCCCTCCAAGGCGGGCCTCTGGACTATTCGCCAGCCGGCGCTTCTCGTCGGCATCATGACTGATGACGGCATTGGCGTTCCTGATGTTGCGATCCCGATCGGGACGCAGGCTCAGGCCGACAAGCAATTCGGCCAGGGCTCGCATCTTGCAAACATGTTCGCGGCGTTCTTCGCCAATAACTTCGCGCATGAGGTTTGGGGCCTTCCGCTCGCAGAGCCCACCGGCGGCACCGCAGCGACCGGCAAGATCACGGTGACGGTCGACGCCGGCGGTCACGAGGCCGGCACCATCCATCTCTACATTGCCGGCCAGCATGTGCCGGTGAACATTGGCGCTGACGATACGCTCAATGAGATCAATGTCGCGATCTCGGCGGCGATCAACGAGAATTTCGATCTGCCGGTGACATCAGTTGGCGGTCCCGCTGACGTGACGCTGACGTGCAACTGGGCCGGCACCAGCGGTAACGACATTGACGTTCGCGATAGCTACTACGGCCGCGTTGGCTCCGAGGAGCTGCCGAAGGGCATCACTATCGCTTATGACACGATGGGGATGCTGTCGGGTGGTGCCGGCGTTCCTGAGATGGATGACGCAATCGCCAATCTTGGCGAGCGCAACTTCGAATACGTTGCAATGCCATTCACCGATTCCACTTCGTTGATGGCATGGAACCTAGAATACGGCTTCACCGACACCGGACGATGGGGCTGGATGCGTCAACTCTACGGCCATGTGTTCTCGGCCAAGCGTGGCGACTACGCCAGCATGATCCTGTTTGGCGAGACGCAGAACTCAGGCACGATGTCGATTATGGGCGTCGAGCTGGCAAGTCCGTCTCCGGTCTACGAGTGGACGGCGGCTTATGCGGCGAAGGCCGCTCGAGGTCTCACCAACGATCCGGCTCGTCCGCTCCAGACGTTGACGTTGACCGGCATTCTTTCGGCGCCTCTGCACGAGCGCTTTAATCGGGGGGAGCTCAATACGCTCGCCGGCTACGGCATCGCAACGCAGGAAGTCGGCGGCGAAGGCGTGATGATCCTTCGGGAAACGACGACGTACCAGTTGAACCTCTACGCTCAGAGCGACGACGCTTATGAGTTGGTGACGACGCTGGCGACGCTCGCTCGGTTGCTGCGTAATCAGCGCCAGGCGATCACGTCGAAATTCCCGCGTCACAAGCTGGCGAATGACGGCACCCGCTTCGGCCCTGGCCAGGCGATCGTCACTCCCGGCATCCTCAAGGCTGAGTTGGTCGCGGAGTATCGCCAGGACGAGTACAACGGCCTGGTCGAGGACACTCGCTCGTTCAAGAACAACCTCCTGGTCGAGCGCGATCCGAACAACCCGAACCGCGTCAACGTTCTGTACCCGCCGGATCTGATCAATCAGCTCCGCGTGTTCGCGGTGCTCGCACAATTCAGACTCCAGTACGATAGAGGTGTCGATCGCGATATCGGCGACGCCGGCGTTCGTCTCGCAGCGGGTGGCGCCGGCTAACGCCGGCACTTCCTTCTCTTCACCCATTTCAAATTCAAGGAGACTGAACAATGGCACAACGGTTTGCAGGCATCGCGTACCTCTATGTAGGTTCGCAGATGATGGCGCTGCGGGGCAACTTCACGGTGAGCCCGTCGCCAGTCGAGCGCACGATGATCGCCGGCCAGGACGGCGTTCATGGTTATCAGGAGCTGCCGCGCGTCCCCTTTATCGAGGGCGACATCTCGACAACGCGCGGCCTCGCTCTCGAGGATCTCGACGGCGCCACCGACGTGAATGTCGTGGCCCAGCTCGCCAATGGTTGGCAATACTCATTGATTGGTGCAACGTGCAAGGCTGCACTGGAAGCCAACGCGCGCGACGGTCAGGTTCGCGTGCGGTGGGAAGGTCTCTGGTGCGAGGAAATGCCGATCGACAATCCGGTCTCGCCGATCCGGCAGGCCGCCAGATAAAACGGAGAGACAATGAACAAGCCAAGCAAGCGGGAAGGGTTCGTCGGCAACGCCGAACCGCTCCCCGAAACACCGTCGGCGTCGTATATCGACAACGAGCCCGCCGACGTTGTAGATGAGCCGGTCAAGGAGCAGTGGCCGGTCAAGGTGCGGCTACTGCATCGAGGCGTTCGCCAGGGCGCTGAGACGGTGCATGAGTTGACGTTCAGGGAGCCGACCGGCGGCGACATCAATCGCTGCGGCAATCCATGCCACGTCAATCAGGACGGCGACGTTGTTATCCTCGAGCGCAAGATGACGACCATGATGTCCCAACTCTCGGGCATCTTGCCGCCGTTCATCGAAGCGATGGACCCCCGCGATTGGAATAGCTGCGCCTATAGGCTGCGCGGTTTTTTTATTCCGGACCCGACGGCCTGGTAGCTGAAGGCGTTCTGGATTGTTATCGGCTGGCTAATTTCTACAAGATCTCGCCGACAACTTTTCTAGACATGCCGTTGTCAGAGGTACGCACTCACTTGGTGCGGACCATTGAGCTGTCGCATCAGTTGAAGCGCGAGAGGGCATCGCAAGACGATGGCTGAGTTTGAGGAACTCCGGCTTACGGTGTCCCTCGTAGATAATGCATCTACGGGGTTGCAACGGCTACGCGCGGAAATCGGTCAGCTCACAACAGTCACAAATTCGTTAATCACCGGCGTCAAAGACGGCACGACGGCGCTAACGAATTTCGGGAACGCATCGCAGACGGCGGCGCCTCAGATCCGGTCTGTGAATGCCAGGTTGCGCGAGCTGGAACGTGCGGCATCCGATACGACCCGCGCGCTCGCCAACATGGCCACGACGGCGCAGCAAGGCCTGGCCGGCATGCCGCAGATGGCGCTGTCGTTCTGGGATGCCTCGCGCGGTGTCAGTACGTTGGCGGCCGGCATGTCGTCCGTTGGGCCGGCTGCGAGTACGGCGGTCCTGGCGCTCGGCGGCATAGCAGTAGGCGTCCTGGCCATTGGCGCCGCCGTCATAGCTTACGGCGTCTCGGCGTTTCGCATGGCCAAGGAGATGGACGAGCTCAACCGCGTATCGAAAACGCTGGGCATGAGCTTCGGCGAGCTGAAGAGCGCGCAAGACCAGGCGGCGTCAGTTGGCGTAGCTTCTGAAGCGGTGGTCCGAAATTTCCAAGGCATCCAACAAGCGCAGCTCGATCTCTTCAAGGCCAACTCGCAGCTAAAGCAGAAGCTGTTGGCCGAAGGCGTCAGCGAGCAATGGATCATCGAGTTCGCGAAGGCCGACCCGACTGCCGCTTCCAACATGATCGGGGAGTTCGCCAAGCGGCTAGAGAAGTCGATGATCGACGCCGGCGCCATGCCGTCCCTGGCGCATTCGATGGCGAAGGAATTTGGCGCGAATTTCAAAGTCGACATCGATAATCTGCCGAAGCTCACGCCGATCACGCCTGAAGCCGCCGCCGACATGGAGCGGATCAAGGTTCTCAGTGCGGAGGTTATGGACATCTGGAATCCGCTCAGCGTGAAGCTCGAGCGGATTACGTTGGAGGGCTTGAAGGTTGGGTTGCCGCTGCTCGTCAAGGTGCTCGAGCATTCAGACGGCATCATCAGGCAGATCAAGCTCGAGATGGATACGGTCGCGGCGGTTTTCAAAGCGATCAAGTTCACCTTCAACATGATCATGCATCCGATCGATACGTTCACGAAGTTGAACAACGATCAGGATACCAAAGACAAAATAGTCGATGCGCTCGATCCGGCAATCAGGCGCCATCTGGGCCAGTTGCGGCCAGGCGAGAAGGGGTACGTTCCGCCGACGGCGCCTGCAACGGCGCCAGCGCCAGCGGCGCCGGCAACGGCGGCGCCCCTTGGTTTTATGGGCGGCGGTTCAAGTCGCAGCCGCCAGAATGATCTTCCGTCATCAGGCGATCGGAGAGAGGAAAGCGAGGCGCATCGCGAGGCCTGGGCTAGCTTCCGTCGATCGGAAAATATCGAGGACCGCAGGGATCAGGTCTACGACGAAAGCGCCACCAAGACCGGCGCACTGACGGCGCAGCTCGCACGGCTGAACGCATTTTTCGATCGTAGGGAAGCCGAAGCGATCGGCGGCGCCGGTGGTCCTGGTGGCGGCGGCATGGGCCTGTTTAGTGGCGGCACTGGCGGCGGCGGCGGTCTTGGCGGTTACGGCGGCATCACTGGCGGCGGTGGGTATAGCGGCGGCGGTGGAAATTACGGCGGCAGTAGCCGAAGCGGCAGCGGTGGCGGCAATAGCAGCGGCAGCGGTCGTGACGACTCGACGCCGCCCAGCGGCGGTAACAACGCAAAAGATTCCAGCGGCAAGTTCGTTGACCCCGGAGAGCTGAAAGGCTCAGGCCCGCACGGCAAGCTGAACAGTGATGCGCTCTACAAGAATTTGTATAACAACGTCCCTGATGAGCTGATCGGGAAAGTCCCGAAGGATGGTGCGCGCTTCGGTATCACGACTGGCTCGCGCGAGGAGTGGGCGAAGCTGCAATATAAGCTGGCCCAACAGGAGAGCAGCGGCTCGACTACGCCAGGTTCTGAAGCTGGTCATACCGGGACCGCCGGCCTCTACCAGATGGAAGCGAAAGACTTGGAGAACTGGGGCGGCAACGGCGCCGTCACCGATCCGCACGCTCAGATCAGGGCGATGAACAACGTCTTTCGGAAGAACATCATTCGAGACGACGCGATTGGTGGCCAGGATAGTTGGCCGGGGCGATCGAACTACGGAGCAGGCGCATACTTCGGCCCGCTTCGCGATGCCGGCGTCAATCGCGGCGTCATTGCAAAGCATGAAAGAGAAGGCGCGGCCGTAGCCGCGCGAAATCAGGCGCCGGCGGCGACAGATACGCAGACCGCAGGAGCTGGCGCTATCACCGGCACGTCGACAACGGCCGGCAAGAACCCCGATGGTTCTGAGTTTCCGGCGAGGGTGCAGGCTGTCGGTGGTGGCGATCCAAGTGCCTTCATTACGCATCACACCGGCGGCGGTGGCGGCGTCGCAGGCGTGCAGAATACACTAAGGCAGCGCGGTCTCGGCGTTCAGTATGTGATGGATCAAAACGGCAACGTCGTTGCGACGGGCGGTCCTGGCGCATCGCACATGAGGAATGCCGGCATCTACGGTAGAGGCGGCGTTAAGGTTGCGGACTTTCCGGAGGGAGATCCCAGGCGTGGTCTCTCGAATGCGAACGTCGTCGGCATGGAGATCATCGCCAGTGACGATCCGCACGTCAGACAAGTTCAGGCGGAATCGTATGCGAAGTTCATGGCCGCTCGATACCCGACAACTCGTATTTTTGGGCACGGCGAAGTCAACGTAGGTCACAAAGAAAAAGATGAGGGGATAACGGCGAAGTTAGCGGCGCTGAAGCTTCGCGAGCTGAATGCGCAGGCGGCGGCGAGGGCAGCAACAAATCCGGTTGCGACTAATTCCAACATTCCGGAGCTGAAGCAGGATAACGAAAAGAATAAAGGCCGGGGGCCGACGATCGAGCGGGCGGAGATTGATCGTGCGGCAACGTCAACGGCCAACAAGCCGACGGTCAAGGGCGGGCTCAAGGCGGATGTCGAGGCGCCATCCGGCACCAAAGTCGAAGTCGAAGGCAAGGGCGCCTTCAAGAATACCGAGACAACGAGGTCAACGTCTGTGATGTCGAAAGACACTGCTGAAAAATTGCTGGCGACAAACTGATGGCAGAGTTTGAATCACTGCGCCTTACAGTAAGCCTGGCCGATAACGCTTCGCTCGGCCTGCAAAAGATTCGCGGCGAGATCGGCCAACTCACCGGCGCAGCGCAGACGATGACGGCTGGCATGGTTCAGGCCACTGCCGGCTTGAGCAGCTTCGCGACCGGCGCTCAGAATGCGCAGCCGAAATTGCGATCGCTGAATACAGAACTGCGCGAGACGCAACGTCATGCGGCTGAAGTCGGGCGGTCTCTTGGTCAGATGGGTATGGCGGCGCAGCGCGGCTTTGCCGGCATGCCGCAAATTGCGATGGGACTGTACGATGCGGTAGGCGCGACGAAGGGCCTGGGCGAGGCGATGAAGTCGGCGGGGCCGGCGGCCAAGATCGCGACAACGGCTCTGATAGGCGTCGGCATTGCCGTCGTGGCTGTCGGTGCTGCGGTCATCGCTTACGGCGTTTCGGTCTTTCGGCTGGCCAAGGATATGGATCAGCTAAATCGCACCGCCAAGACGATGGGCATTACCTTCGGCGAGCTGAAGAACGCGCAGGACCAGGCGAAGTCATTTGGCGTTGCATCCGAGGTGATCGTTCGCAGCTTCCAGGGTGTCACGCAGGCGCAGCTCGATCTCTACAAAGCCAACTCTTCACTAAGGGAGAAGCTTCAGAGCAGAGGCGTCGAGGCAGACTGGATCGATGCGCTCGGTGGCATGGACGTTACCGAATTCACCAATGCGGCGGTGAAGCGTGCCAAGGCGATCGAGGCGCAGTGGAAGGCTTCCGGCGCCATGCCGCAAGTGGCGCGCGCCCAGGCGGGGCTATTCCTTTCGGAATTCGGCATCGCCATGAACCTGTTGGATATGCCGCCACTAAAGCCGATGACGGAGGACGCCAAGCGGGAGGCGGCTAATCTCGCCAAGCTGTCTCAGGATGTGATGAACATCTGGAATCCATTGAGCGTCAAGTTTGAACGGATAAAGCTCGAGGCGCTGAAGGCCGGCCTGCCGTACCTCTCTTCGTTCCTGGGTGACACCGACAAGCTGGTCGACAGCTTGAGCCGCAATATCGATGCTCTAGGCAAGACGATGTCGAGCATTGCTACTGCGTACCTCGCCGTCGTGAACCCCAGCGGCTACCAGGGTTGGTGGGCCGATAAGCTATTCGGCAAGAAGGGCGAGCAGTTTCGCGATACGCTGGAGTGGATCTCGGCGAAGCTTGGCCGGCCCGTCGGCGATATCGTCAACACCGCCGAAGAGGACCAGACGACAGTCGAAGGCCAGTTGCGGTCGTACCCAAGCAGCGCGGTTCACGATCTTCAGGCTGGCGCATTACCGGCGCTTGCACCTGAGTTGTCATCGCCGTGGCGGCCGGATGCAGCCAAGAAGGCTATTCAGGACAGGTTCAGGGCTTTCGAAAAGAAGCCAGCGGCTAACCCTCTGGGCGATGCGCTCGGCCTCAATGATCTCGGTGGCGGCAGCGTCGACGGCGTTGGTGCCGGATCGGCCATGCACCTGGTGAACCTCACCGAGGAGACCGAGACCAACACCGGTCAGATGGAAAAGCTGACGGACCAGCTCGAGCGGTTGAATAATTACTACGACCGACTGGAAGCGTCCGGCGGTGGCGGATCTGGCGGCGGCGGTGGCGGATCTAGCGGCGGCGGTGGCGGATCTAGCGGCGGTGGTGGCGGTGGCGGTGGTGGCGGTGGCGGCGGCAACAGCAGCGGCAATAGCAGTCAGTCGAGCGCGCCGCAGTCCCAGAGCAGCGGCGGCGGCGGCGGCGGCGGCGGTGGCGGTGGCGGTGGCGGTGGCGTTTCACAGAGCGACGCCAACGACATTTTCCGAGGCGGCAACGTCGGCAAGAATGTTCCTGGTGGATCAGTTGAGGGCGCGAACGCTTCCGGCGGATCGACAGCCGGCGCCGTCCCTGGCGGATCGGCCGGCGGCACGGGCCTCGCCGGCGCCAATCCGGTTATGCCGGCGACGACGACCACCGGCACGCCAGCAGGCGCAGGCCCGTCCAACGTCAAGGTTGATGACAGCCTTGAGGGGCGCAAGACATCGCTGTCGGCATTGCGCCAGGATGTCGAGGCCGGCGGCCTCACGACCACATCCGGCTATCGTTCGCCTGGCCACGGCCTGTCGCGGGCTAACCCGAAATCGGCGCACGTTCAGGCGCTGGCGTTTGATACGCGGGCGCACACGCCAGAGCAGGGCGACGCTGCGATGGCCGGGATCAGAAAGACGCTCGGGGCTCGGGGCCTGGTCGAAGGCGAGGATTACAAGATCATCGATGAGGTGCGGCATCCGTCTGCCCATGCGCAGGGAGCACACATTCATACGCAGCTCACGCCGCAAGGCATGAAGAAGTACCAGGAATTCAAGGCCGGCGAAGCGGCCAAGGTCGACACGGCCGGGGCCGATACCGGAGCGGTGGCACCGGCTAAAGTTGGCGGCTACCCGATGGCGCTCGCTACCGATGCTCGAGGCGCCGGCAGCGGCATCGGCCTGGCGGCATCGATGGGCAGCCGTGAGGACATCGATCGCGGGGCACTCGCCAGGGCAGACCAACTCGACATCGATGCCAACGCCAAGGTGAAGGTCCAGGTTGGCGGCAGGACGGCGTCGGAAAAAACCTCTGGCGGCGAGCTCTTCAAGAACGGCACGATGAAGCCGCTCGAGCAGATGCCGCACACGTCTGAATCGTCCAGCGGTGCAAGCGTTGATGAAGTTGCAAAGCAGTACATGGCAAACAGGGCAGCATAGAAATGCCACCAGTAATCCCGATCGGGCCGCCGGCCCCGCCGCAAAACTCACAGCCGGTCGCTTCAGGCAAAGGCCTGAAGCCGTCGCGCGCGACCAAGATCCTCGAGCTCGAGTCCGGCATCGCCTGGCGCGGCCGGTGGATGCCGGCCAGGTTTCGTGATGCCCGTTTTCATGTCGACAGCGGCGTTCGCGAATCCGGCCGGCGGATCGTGCCGCATGAGTATCCCAAGAAGGATGTGCCTTACGCCGAGGACATGGGCCGGCGTGCCCGTGAGTTCACGGTGCGCGGTTATATCGTGGCCTACCCCCGTGACGGCCAGGGCGATCTGCAAAAGAAGAACTACATTCCGGCGCGCGATAAGCTGATCGAGGCGCTCGAATCCGACGGGCCGGCAACGCTTCAATTGCCGCTGCTCGGCATCATGAACGTCGCTTGCACGCGATACCGCGTCACCGAGGAAAATCGCGCCGGCGGCTACTGCGTTTTCGACATGAGCTTTGTCGAGTACGGCAAGCCGCCGCTGAGCGGTGCCAGGAATAGCAAGGCCGGTGTCGAGTACGCAGAGACCCAGCTCAACGCGGCCGGGATTGCTAACGACGAGGCTAAGCTGAAGGAAGCTCATAACGTACCGACGCCTGAGACCCCGCCAGAGACTTTTCTCAATGACACTTACGCCGCCATGGCCGCCGGCGCCGCAAGGGCGCAAGCTGCCCTTGGCCGTACAAACACCGGAGCGTCGATCCCTGCTTCGCTATTAGCTGCACTGGCGGCCAGCCGGGGGCCCCAATGATACCGATCGGCGAAGTTCGCGAAGCAAAGAGAATCGTTATTCTTGCGGCCGACTTGCTGCTGGCTACGTCGAATGACCAGAAGATGGGGCAAGGGGCTTCGCAACTCCGTCGTGCCTGCGGTGATCTAAAGGCTCACGCCGAACAGTTCATCACTGCGAACCTGGCCTCGAGGGCGTTGGTCACCTGTTTCATGCTGGCGCGGGTGACCGGCGGCACGTTAAGCGAGTTCAATCACATTCGTGAAAAGATCCTCGCGGAAAGCGCCGTCTCGCTGGTGGCGGTGTTGCTAAAGAACAGATGCATTAGTTGCAGCCTGCAACAGATGTCCTTGATAATTTCCACGGCGACATTTGCCAGCCGCGAAGATGTCGACAAAGTCCGTAGCGAGATCAATGGTGCATTCGACCAGGCCGAGGAAGTTGCGGCCGACGAAATGGCGCAAGAGGTCTACTTCGCCATGATCTCACTGCATGCGGCGATCACCTTTCATTTGTACGAGACGGCTCGTCCGTTGCCGCAGATGCTAAGCTACAAGTTTTTCTCGGGGATGCCGACGCTGCTCATCTCGCAGCGTTTGTATGACACCGGCGCCAGGGCGGATGAACTGCGCGAAGAGAATAAGGTTGTCCATCCGGCCTTCGCGGCTCGTGAGGGCAAGGCGCTGGCGTTCTAATGCCAAATCCGCAAGAGATCGCAGAGCTAAACGTCAGCGGCGTGGCCTACCAGGACTGGGAATCGGTCTACGTTCAGCATCGGTGGCAACAAGGCTGGCCGACGTTTCGCTTCACGGCGACCGAGAAGGAAGTGCCGCAGTTATACACCGATCTCAAGTTCAAGCCTGGCGATCCCTGCACGATCAATCTTGGCGGCCAGCTCGCAGTCACCGGGATCATCACCAATCGCCAGGTCGCTTACACCGCGACTGAACACGGTATTCAGTTGTCCGGCGTCGGCAAGCAGTGGGCCGCCGTCAAGTCGAGTGTCCCGCTCGACAAGGGCATGAGTAATTTCGACAACATGACGCCTGAAGAGGCGATCAAGAAAGCGGTTTTTCAGGTCCAAGGTTCTCTGAAAGTTATCGGTACGGTCGACGCCACCAAGCTAGAACGGCTGCAAGCAAACCCAGGTGAGCTGACGTGGGACTTCTCCGATCGTGTTGCGCGGATGGGCCTGGCCTCGATGGGATCGGATCATCTCGGCAATGTCTTGCTGATTGGCGATCACTCGTACCCGACCACCCAGGAGCTGATCGAGGGCGAGAACATTTTGAAAATGCAATGCGTGTTTTCCAACGAGCAGATGTCGAGCGAGTACGCGGTGAACGGGCAGTTCGCCGTCACCGATGAAAAGACAATGGCGCAGGCAGCCGAAGTGAGGGCCAAGGCGACCGGCGTCATGACAGGCGTTTACAAGTATCTCGGCATTCCACTCGAACAGCCGGCGAAGGACCAGGCACAGGCGCAGAAGCGGGCGAATTACGAGGCGCTGCAAGCCGACGGCACGCAAGTCGTCGCCAACGTCACGGTGCAGGGCTGGCTTCGGGACGGCGTCAACCTCTGGCGCTGTGGCGATATCGTCCTGATCAATTCGCCGATGTGCCCGCTGAACCTGGCGATGAAGATCCAGACCGCGACGTTCGCCCAGGACAGCCGTGCCGGCACGACGACGCAGCTCGAGTGCGTTCTGCCGTGGAAATTGGGGCAGCGGAATTATGCCGGCGGCAATCCGAAGGCCGGCGAGACGACAGACTTTCCGAAACCGGATGCGGCAACAATGCCACCGTTGCAGCCTGGCACATCGGCGCCGGTGTTGCCGCCTGAGTTAACTCCAAAGGGGCGAAGATAATGCATCGGCAGTCACCGTTGACCGCAGGATATGTCGGCTACTCCAGTGGCGGCGCCCGTGCGCTGGTCGAGGAGATCAACGACAATCCGATGATGCAGGAAATGAAGGGCTCCTTCATGCACGGCGAAGCCCGTGAGAAGATCGAGAGCCCGCAGAACTATGGTTTCACGTCGGTCGTCAACAAGGCGACCAAAGGTAAGGACGGCACGATCGAGGAGTGCGCCGAAGCGTATATCAATTTCTTAGGTGGCAACCGCAGCTTTCCGGTCGCGGCGATAATGGACGATCGTCGATACCGTCTGAAGGAGTTGAAGCCTGGTGACGTTGCGATGTTCGATCACCATCAGCATCAACTGCATTTCAACAAGGACGGCGTTTTCCTCACCGGCCGCACCGACAAGAAGGTGAAATTCCAGTTGGCCGATCCGCCGCAGGATTCGCAGAGCGGCGGCGGCAAGAGCGCCGAGGCGTTAGCGGCTGACGGCGACAGCTCGAGCTCGTCCGGCGGTGGCAACAAGAAGAAGGGCCAGAAGCAACGCTACGAGACCAAGGGCAAGCAGTATTACGAGATGACGAAGGATGCCACGACCCTGCATCACGACCAGGCGATTGGCTACAAGACCGGGACGCACACATTTTCGCCGCCTGACGGCGCGGCTCTGAACGACGACGGCACGCCCAAGGCCGGCGGGCCGCTGGTCAAGATCATGGGCGACAAGTTCACCCAGGGCTTTGGCGAGTTCACCAAACAGGTCAGCGCGGCAACGCCGCAGCTCCCGCAACACCTCACGACCAAGGCCTACGTCGATGCTCTGTTTGCACTGGGAGGAGGTGGCGGCGGTGGACAGCCGGGGCCGCCAGGTCCGCAAGGTCCGCAAGGTGAGCCTGGCGAAGATGGCAACACCATCCTGTATGCCGCTCGCAACCCGACAGGGGAAGATGGCGTCGACGGCGATTCCTTCATCAACACCTCGACGGATTACTTTTTCGGCCCGAAGGCCGGCGGCTTGTGGCCGGTGGGCGTCTCGTTGATAGGGCCGAGAGGCGGGCAAGGTGCGCCAGGTGCAGTAGGCCCGATGGGCCCGCAGGGTATCCAGGGCGTCAAGGGCGATACCGGCGCGACCGGCGCTCAGGGTCCGAAGGGCGACACCGGCGCGCAGGGCCCTGTCGGTGCTGCGAGCACCGTGCCAGGGCCGCAAGGTGTGCAAGGTCCGCAGGGCGTCAAGGGCGATACAGGCGACGTGGGTCCGCAAGGCCCTGTTGGCGCCGCCGGCGCTGACAGCACGGTGCCGGGGCCGCAAGGACCGAAGGGCGACACCGGCGCGACTGGCGACACGGGCGCTCAAGGTGTCCAAGGCACGCAGGGGCCGAAGGGCGATCCAGGCCTTCAGGGCCCGCAAGGCATACAGGGGCCTCAGGGCATCCAGGGAGCCACCGGCAGCGGCGTTACGATGCAGGGCTCAGTTGCTACGGCCGCCGATCTGCCGCCCACAGGCAACGCCCAGGGCGACGCCTACATCGTTCAGGAGGACGACAGTCTCTGGCTGTGGGATGGCGCCGCCTGGGTCAGCGGCGGCTCGATCCAAGGTCCGCAAGGTGCTCAGGGTCCGCAAGGCGTCAAGGGCGATACGGGTGCGGCCGGCGCGACAGGCGACCAGGGCATTCAAGGCGTGCAGGGGCCAGTCGGCGCGACGGGTGCCCAAGGCGCCAAAGGCGACACCGGAGCTGTGGGACCGCAAGGACCAGTTGGCGCGACTGGAGCTGATAGCACGGTGCCAGGTCCGGCGGGGCCGACAGGCGCTCAAGGACCGCAAGGCATTCAAGGCGTGAAGGGCGATAGCGGCGCCGTTGGTCCGCAAGGTCCGCAAGGCAATGACAGCACGGTGCCTGGGCCGGTGGGGCCTGCCGGCGCGCAGGGGCCGCAAGGCATCCCAGGAACGCCAGGCGCAACGGGTGCGCAAGGTCCGAAGGGTGATACCGGCTTGCAGGGGCCGCAGGGGCTACCTGGATCGACAGGCCCGCAGGGGCCGACCGGCCCGCAAGGACCGTCGGGCGTCGTCTTTGCGTCGGACGCGCCGCCGCTCACGCCGACTGACGGATCGCTTTGGTTTGAATCAGATTCGGGCTCGCTTTTTTTCCGGTACTTCGATGGTAACAGTTCTCAGTGGGTCCAGGCGACGGCGATAACCAACACTGCGACCACACGCGGCGCGCAAGATGAAATGATGGAGCTGCGCGCGATGGTGCGGCAACTTTCGATGCAGACCGCAGAGCTGCGCTCTGAGCTGGAAATACTGAAAGCGGGAAGATAAGAAAATGCCTGACATCCGTCTGGTTCAGAACCCTGAAGCATTCCCGAAATACTCGATCCCGATCGACTGGCTGTTGCTCGATGACGGCACGCTGGACGATACGCAGGCGCTGGCGACAGCGGTGATCGTCGCGCTCGGCACCGACCGCCTGGCTAGTCCCGACGACGTTTTGCCAGATCCGGATTCGACCGATCGCGCCGGCTGGTGGGGCGACATGGATGCCGAGGAGCTGTTCAACGGCTGGCCGATCGGCACCAAGCTCTGGTTACTGAAGCGAGCAAAGATTGTTGGCGCCGAAGATCCTGAAGGCGCCACTCTCACCAGGGTCGAGCAGTATATTAGCGAGGCGATCCAACCTTTTGTCGACAACAGGATCGCGACCAGCTTTGATGTCGAAGCCTGGCGAAGCGGAATCGAGCAGATCGATGCCGTTGTGGTGATCTATCGAGGCCCAAAGCGGCCAGTCGAGTTGCGCTTCCAAGTCCTCTGGAACGACATCGAAAGGGCCTGACGAATGCCTTGGTCTACGCCCACGCTCAGAGAGGTCCGCAGTCTCGTCAGGGACAACGTCAGGGCGTCTCTGCCTGGTGCCGACGCTTCGGTGCCCAATTCCGTTTTGCGCGTCCTGTCGGACGCCCAAGGCGGCCTGTGTCATCTCACGCTTCAGTATATCGACTGGCTGTCGCTCCAGCTCCTGCCGGACACCGCAGAAACGGAATGGCTCGATCGGCATGGCGCGATCTGGCTCAAGAACGCCGACGGCACGATCGGCCGCAAGCAGGCAACGTTCGCGGAGGGATGGGTTCAGTTCACGGGCGTAAGCGGCACCGTCGTTCCGATCGGCACGCAGATGAGTGGTGGCGGCACCGGTTTCGAAACTACGGCACAGGTCACTATCGCCACGGGACCGACTGATGCTCCAGTACGGGCGCTCAGCGCCGGCGCAGCGGGCAACATCGAAGAAGGCGAAATCATCACGCTGGCCGATCTCATTCCTGGCCTCGATGGCGCCGTTACGGTGATCGAGATCACGGGCGGCGTCGAGGTCGAGAACGACGACGATCTGCGGATGCGCGTTCTTCAGCGCATCCAGAACCCGCCGATGGGCGGCGCCCAGGCTGATTACGTCACATGGGCGCTCGCGGTCCCCGGCGTCACGCGCGCCTGGGCGGCGATGGAGCAGGGACCAGGAACGATCACGGTGCGCTTTCTGATGGACGAGCTGCGCGCCGACGACGATGGCTGGCCACAGCCGCAGGACATCGAGGCGGTCGCCACTTACATCGACAAGATGCGGCCGGTGACGGTGAAGGATTGCTACGTCGTGGCTCCGATCAAGGAGTTCATCGACGTTACTATCAAGAACCTGATGCCAGACACCGCCGCCGTCGAGGCCGCCGTCGAGGCCAGCCTGCGTGAAATGCTGTTCAGAGTGGCGGCACCGAGTCAGACGATCTATGAGGCTTGGATATCTTTCGCGATCATGAATGCGCCAGGCGTGCAATCCTTCAACCTGGTCAACGGCCGGGATTGGGTGATGCCGTCGTTAGGTCATATGGCGGTGATGGGGACGCTGCTATTTGCAGAGCCGGATCAGGTATTCCTTCTAGAGCCCGCCCCTCATGGCTGACAGACACATTCGCCGTCTCGGCCAGGATTACGGTTCTGCCTTTCTGACGTTGCTGCCGCAAGGACAAGCGTGGCCGAAGTATCCCGGCACGACGCTCGATCTCGCCTGTCGCGGCCTTGCTGAGTACTGGGGCTTTGTCGACAGTCGCGCCGCCGACTTGTTAGAGCAGGAGAGCGATCCGCGCAGGACGATGGAGCTTCTGCCGGACTGGGAGCGCAACTGGGGCCTGCCTGATCCTTGCTACGAAGAGCCGCAGACGATCGGCGAACGTCAGCAAGCTCTGGTAATGCGGATGACGATGCTCGGCGCTCAGTCGCGAGAGTTCTTCATCGATATCGCGGCGCAGCTTGGCTATACAATTACGATCAGCGAATACCGCGTGTTTGTCGTCGGCATCGATGGCTGCGGCGACTGTCGCGTTTTCGGTGACGGCACCAACCCGATGATGGACGCCTGGAATAAGCCGATCGTCAATGATCGCGGCAAGCCGATCTCGAAGGGGGAGCTTTCGGAGTGGCCGAACTACGGCATCGGGCCGCCGACTAATCGTTTTTACTGGACTGTGCATGTCTCCGCGTCGAAGCTGGTCTGGTTCAGGGTTGGCGGCGGCGGCGGTCAAACAGGCGTAGATCCTCACCTTCGCATCGGCCTGGCGGAAGAGATCGAGTGTCTGCTCAATCGCTGGAAGCCAGCTCACACCATCATCATTTTCGACTACTCCGAACCGGAGCCGCCGACAGACACGCTGGTCTGGTTCAGGGTGTCGTCCAGCTTCTGCGGCGTCGATCCTCATCTGTTCATCAAGATCGCGGGCACCGCGCCTTACGAGATCCGGCTTAGCTGGAGCAGCGTCAACAGGAACGCTCTCATCGGGACTGTCGTCGGAAGATTGACGGTGCCGAACAGCCACGGCACGGTGTTCTATCTGGCCGATAATGCCGGCGGAAGGTTTGCCATTTCCGGCGACAAGCTGGTGACGGCGAAATCGCTCGCCGGAGACACCGAGGCCTCCTACGATGTCAGGATCGGCGCCACCAGCCCGATGATCCCGCCATACTTCCTGTTCACCATCAACGTAATCGAACCCTAAGAGGGAGGGCGTCACCTTGCTTTACAATCAGCCTTACGGCATCTCCGATCCGAACGCGCCGTACATCAACGGCAACCCCAGCACAGGCACGATGGGATCGATCCCGCCGGCGTTGTCCATCGAGCATCCGCAGCGCGAGATCGTGAAGGTGATCCAGTGGGCCTACGATCACGGTTACGCCGACATGCTCGGCAATCCATGCGAGCAACCGACATCGAACCTGACCGATCAATTGCTGAAGGCGCTCTTCGGCATCATGAACTCGCGACTGTTGCGCGCACCGCAAAATTATTTCGTCAACGGCGCGACCGGCAACGACTTCGGTAACGACGGCCTGACAGCGAACACGCCGTTCGCCACCATTCAGAAGGCGCTTGATGTTGCGACTGGTTGGAACCAGAACGGCTTCATGGTCACGATCAACGTAGCTGATGGTATCTATGAAGGAATTATTCTTCGCGAGCTGAATGGCAGCGGTGGCTGCCTTCTTCAGGGGTCCGGCACATCGAGATGCACCATATCCGGCGTCAACAAGTCCGCGATTCAGAGTGGTGGCATTTCATCAACTTACTACATCCAGGGCTTTGCGTTGACCTGTCAGGGCGTCTATCCGCCAGGTGACCACGGCTGCGGGATCATGCTCTACGGCGGCACGGTTCAGGTTCAGAATCTTAAGTTTTTGAATTGCGGCGAAGCCCACATGATGACAATCGCCGATGGCTGGCTCATTCCGAACCTCGACATCGAGATTGCGGGCAGCGCCCAATCGCACATCAGCGCTGTTTGGAATAGCCACTACACGCATTCATCGCCTCCGGTGGAGCCGACCCTGACAATCTCTCAGCAAGTCGCTTTCAATTACTTCGCAATTTCATCTTCTGGGTCTCTGGTGGTCAATTACTACGTCGACATCATCGGAGCTTCGAACATGACTTCCGGTGCGAAGTTTCTCGTCAACCTGAACAGCACCATGGCAAACGGCGGCGGCCTTAATTATCTCCCCGGCCCCTCGCCGGGGGTCATCACCACTGGAGGACAATACTCATGAGTTTTTTTGCGGGAAGCCCAGGCAATTGGTACTGGCTGGCTGATGACGGCCGTCTGTTCTCAAGCAAATCGCAGACGCTGGTTGCGGCTGATGATCCGGATTACGTCACATGGGATGTCACCTACGATGCGACACGATGGCCGGTCGATGACGCGGGTGAGCAAACCGACGCCGCATTGCAGGCCGTGCTTGAGCCGCACAATATGTTCGTCAACCTGAACTACTACACCGTGAATAAGCGGTGGAGGACAGAGCAGGGCGGCCTCACCGCGACGGCAGGCTTTCCGATCAGGACCGACGATCGATCGCAAGCCAAGCTGACCGGTCTCTACACAGCGTCGCAGGAAAATCCGGCTGTTATTACGCAGTACCAGGCGGCCGATTATACCGTACAGCAGATCGATGCCGCAGGGATGCTCCAGCTCCACATCGATCTGCTCACGCATATCAATTTCTGCTTCGATACGTCAGCGACCATGTTGGCCGGCATCGCCGCCGGCACGATCACGACGCGGGAGCAGATCGATGCGGCGTTTGATACGGGCTCCATGACGCAGGCGCAGAAGAACTGGCTCAAGAAGTAAAGAGGGCGCTTCAATGTCCATCGTCAACATCAATGTGGAGAACGACGCGGATTTTTACCGCGCGTTTTCCTGGCAGACGATTGATGGTGCCCCCATCGACATGACGGGCGGGACGATGGAAATGATGCTGCGCCGTCGTGCGTCGGACCAGGTGGCGCTGCTTCGCCTTGCTACCGACACCGGAGAGATCGTGATGACCAATCCGGTGAACGGTGCCTTCACGGTGCGGCTCTCGCAGTACGCGCTGGAGCGGCTTGGGCTTGGCAGTTTCGAGCATTCGAACATCTTCTCGCGCGGCGGCTACAAGGTCCGCATCTGGACTGGCACGCTCACTAACAACGCTGGGCCAACGCGATGACGAACACCGTTGACGTTAGCGGCATTGCTAACCTCGAGATTGCGCCAAGCGAAGGCACCATCGTCGTTACGACGGATAGCGACGTTGAAGTCCTTCAGGTGCTTTCGCCGGGACCGCCTGGACCGCCTGGCCCAGAAGGCCCGCCGTCAACGGTGGTTGGTCCTCCAGGCCCTCCTGGTCCTCAGGGACCGAGAGGAAATACAGTCGGCTACGGCCCCGCCGATCCGGTCAATACCTACGGCGCGAACGGCGACTTCTACATCAACACGACAACCAATTTTATCTTCGGCCCGAAGCTGGGGAATATCTGGCCTGCCGGCACTTCGATAGTAGGACCGCAAGGTCAGAAGGGCGACAAAGGCGACAAAGGCGATCAAGGCATCAAGGGCGACGTTGGTGTCCAAGGCCCGATCGGCCTGACCGGAGCTGACGGCAATACCGTGCTCTACGGCGCGGCCAATCCAGCCGCAGCCGTCGGCGTCAACGGCAACTTCTACATCAATACGACGACGAATTTTTTGTTTGGCCCGAAGATGGGCGGCGCATGGCCCGCAGGCACGTCGCTGGTAGGACCGCAAGGTCCGGCCGGCACCGCGCAAATGATCATCGCGGATAATCCGCCAGCAGGCGCGAGTGACGGATCGGTCTGGTACGAGTCAGATTCCGGACTGACCTTTCTGCGCGTGAATGACGGCACATCGACCCAATGGGTTCAGATAAAGCTCTGACATAATAGGAGGCTACCACGGCATACGATTTCCCAAACGCCCCGACCGTCGGTCAGACCTACCAAGGCTATTACTGGGACGGTGAGAAGTGGCGGCTGAAGGCTGGCAGCATCGGCGTGCTGGTGTCGGACACGCCGCCCGTAGGCGCGGCTGACGGCGCCCTTTGGTTTGAGAGCGATACGGGTCTGCTGTTTTTGCGATTCAACGATGGCACATCAACCCAGTGGGTGATCGCAGCTCCGCAGCCTGATGCATCGTCGTTCGTTGCGAAGTCTGGCGATACGATGACCGGCAATTTGACGATTGCCAATCCGGTGGGGCCGGACATCGGGCTCAACCTGAGCAAGCCAGCTTCGTCAGGATTTAGCGCAACGATCTACGGACGAATGAACGGCTTGTCGCGTTGGGCCTTCAATATGTCCGACGCCTCTCCTGAGAGCGGTAGCAACGCCGGATCAAACTTCTCGCTCAGCCGCTACAACGATCTTGGGAATTACATCGACAGTCCGCTCGCGCTTAGCCGTGCTACCGGATTAATGACAGCAACTAATCTGACGATCAAGAAAGCAGCATCTTCTTCAGTTTTAACATTGGACAAAGCGGCTGGCGGCATCAACACCAGCTATGTAACAGGGTTGGCCAATGGCCTATCCCGCTGGACTGTTGAGCTTGGAAATAACAATCCAGAAGGCAGCGGCAATATCGGTAGCGATTTCGCAATCAGCCGCTTTGACAATACTGGCAACTACCTCAACAGTCCGATGAACATCGAGCGCTCTAATGGGCGGGTGAACATATCTGGTTCCGGCGGGCTCAGGCTTCTCGGCGGGTCTCCAGGTATCGTGCTGGACAAATCAGGAGGAACCTACAACGCCTCAATTCAGGGGTGGTCAAATGGTGTGCCGCGCTGGGTAGTGGAGCTTGGGAACGGTGGCGCGGGCGAGACGGGCGGCAATGCTGGATCAATCTTCGGGATCAGCCGGTATGCTGACAACGGGGCCAATCTGGGAACGCCATTTCAGATTGATCGCGCGAGCGGACAGGTGTCGTTTTCCCCGTATGTCGTAGTCAACGGGAGCGCCTTAATCAATCAGGCCGTCAACCAACCATTTTTGACTTTTTACAGCGGCGGCTACCAAAAAATCCTTCGCATGGGTGGCACCTACGAACTTGAATTTATCAACAGCGCCAACTCCGCTATGATCTGCTCCATGCGGGACGATGGTGAGGTAACCGCAGGGAGGGGCTTCACCTCCTACTACGGTTACCGTTGCAGATACGGCACCCCCGGCGGCCTTGGTGATAACTACTTCAATCTTTTTTACTCGTCGGGCGTCACCTACCTGTTTGTTGACCAAACCAACTTCGGCTACATCAACACAACGTCTGACTATCGGACGAAAAAGGATGTCGGGCCGCTTCCGAGTATGTGGGAGACGGTGAAGGCGCTGCGTCCAATCCAGTACACGCAAGCGGAGTTCAGCCCGCCCAGCCACATCAAGCATATCGCGGAAGAGACCGCGAAGGCGAAGCAGGAAGCCGAAGCCAATCCAGAAGTGAAGCCGCGCGAGGTGAACGCGGGGCCGCTATTTCCGGCTGACAATATCCAGCGCTGGGGCTTCATCGCGCATGAGCTGCAAGAGACGTTGGTGCCGTCAGCGGCGACCGGCGTCAAGGACAGTCCAGATCACATTCAGGCACCCAATCCATTCACCCTCATCGCGGCACTGACCAAGGCGCTGCAAGAAGCGATGACGCGCATCGAGACGCTGGAGGCCAAGGTCAATGCTTGATTTCCCATCCTCACCAACCAACGGCCAGAAGTATCCGGCGACGCCGCAGGCCGGCATCCCGACCTACACATGGGACGGCGAGAAGTGGATCACCGCTCCAGGTGCCATCGGCGGCGCGAAGGCGGTTCTGAGCGACGGCTCCATTCCGATGACGGCGCAATTGAAGGTAGTCAATCCGCCTGCTGTAGCGACCGACGCAGCGGCGAAGGGCTACGTCGATGCATTTGCTGCGCCTATGGACGCGCTCGCCTACAGCGGCATGCAGATCAATGGATCATGCGACGTCAGTCAGGAGTTTGGTTTTAACGGTAACGGCGTCCTCGTCACTCAAAGCGTGAACAGATATGTCTGCGATGGATGGATTGGGGTCAACTCTTGCGCGACGGGCGTGGCGCAATTCACCGTGTCGGCTATGGGCTCTACGCCTAACATGGGCAACCACATCAACACTCTTCAGATGTGGCCAACCACGGTGCAGGCAACGATGGGCGCAAGCGATCACGTCCGGTTCAACAATATTATCGAGGGCTACAGGTTCTCGCGAGTGGGATGGGGTACGAGTAATGCCGTACCTGTCACCATTGGCTTCTGGTTTCGGGCGTCGAAAGCCGGAGATTATCGTGTCGTCATGATGAGCCAAGGTGGGGACGTCACGCCGTGGATGCCGTTCACGCTTGCGGTGGCTGGTACGACCTTTCAGTGGGTGACGATTACATTCCAGCCAATGACGACCGGGACATGGCTCAAGGACAACAGGGCGGGCGCGCACGTTATATTTGAACTAACGTCGAACGCGACGCCGAACCTGATGGCGTCATTATCGGACTACGTCTCGATCACTGGTCTCATTGTGCTTCCCGGCCTCTACGCGCCGTCCGCCGCACGCGCTCCGTTCATCATGCGACCGTTCAATGATGAGATAGTCCTGTGCCAACGATACTATGAGAAAACCTACCCGATGATTGATCTGCCGGGGGCTGTTTACGGCAACTACAACGGCAGCGGAACATCATTGATGGAAGAGGTTCAGGCTCCAGGCGCGGCCTACAAGGCGATCCACTGGCCGTTCACCGTGCTGAAACGTGTCGCTCCAACGAGCAAAAGCTATTCGCCGCAAACTGGAGCGGTTGGGACAATCGCGGTTGCAGGAATAGGAGATGTTCCCGCAGCGGTTCAGCAAAACAGTGAGTCGTCGGTGGTATTTGTTGTCAACAACACCACGATCAATTCCTTCACCAACATCGCTTGCCATGCCATAGCGGACGCGAGGATATGAATGGCTGAATATCAACTGACCGATCCCTCGACAGGCGGCATCATCGTTCGCACCGCAGATAGTGCGAACATCCCACCCGATCCGGCGAACCGCGATTATGCGGAATATCTCAAATGGGCCGAGGACGGCGGCGTCGCCGATCCTTATGTGCCGCCTGAGCCGGCGCCGCCGGCGCCGACGATCGAGCAGGAGATCGCCTTCGACCATGAGAACCGCATCCTGGCGCTGGAAGGCCAGCCGCCGCTGACGATGGCCGACTTCATCGCCAAGAAAACGAAATGATCTGCCGGCCCTGCGAAGAGCGCCGGCGCAGAATGCTGGCGGCGTTTGCGATGATCGCTGCGCGCATCAGGGCAGGAGGACGATGTGGTCGAGATCGCCAGGACGTGGATTCGCGAAAACAGTACGCTGATGTATTTCCTGATCGCGCAGGCGATCTTTCTCGGCGGCCTGGCCTTCAGCGGCTGGGGCTACATGGTCCGTCTCGAGACGCGCGTCCACACGCTGGAGACGCGAGGCAGTCCGCACCTCGCTGAGATTAATACCAGGCTGACCGTGCTGGAGGGCGCGACCAAGAAGAACGAAAGCAGCATCGAGCGCATTGTCGATGTTATGACCAAGGAGCTGCACGTCTCACCAACGAGGGATCGATGATCACGCTTCGCGGAAAGTGTAGTTGGTTTGGCGGCCCCGACGATACCGGGGTCTCTCCTGATGAAGGGCTTGCCTTCTACTATTCGGTAGATGACGCGCCTGAACTATTCCTCGATCAGCAACCGCCAGGCACGACTGGCCTGGCGCGTCGGCTCGATCCATCAAAATTATACGTCGCCTGTCGCTGGGATTACGACATTACGCCGAAGGACGTTCTGCCTTTGATGCTGGTGACGGTGGTCAACGCCAGGACCGGCGAGAGTGCGCTCGCGGTGCCGGCAGATTGGGGACCGCATATCGACACCGACAGATGCGCCGACATAAGTCCTGGTCTCATGACCATGCTGGGACTAACGACAGACGACGAGGTCATCATCGAGTACGAACCGATCGGAGGCTCCGTCATGCCGTACAATAAAATCTGCATCTCTTCAGGTCACGGGCTCAAAGTCCCTGGCGCCTGCGGAATCCTGATCGAGGTCGATGAGGCGATCCGCGTCATGGATCATCTCGCGGACGAGCTGCGGGCGCGCGGCGTCGATGTCGAGACGTTTACAGATTCAGTGAGCACCAGCCAGTCGGAGAATTTGAACCGCATCACCGACTGGCATAATTCGCGCGTGCAGGATCTGGCGGTTTCGATCCACTTCAACGCCTACGAACAGGTCGAGCATGCGATGGGCACTGAGGTGCTTTACGTCACGCAAGGCACGCTCGCAGGCAAGCTGTCGGCCGCCATCGCGTCGTGCGGCTTCATCGACCGGGGTCCGAAGAAGAGGACCGATCTGCATTTTCTGAATGAGACTGAGGCCAAGGCCGTGCTCATCGAGGTCTGCTTTGTGGACAGCGAGGAGGATGCGGAGCTGTACGGCGAGACCTTCCATGAGATCTGCGAGGCGCTGGCGGATGAGCTGGGCGGCGTCATGACCGGCGAGACGGAGCCGCCGGAAGTCACTGAGCCACCGCCTTACGTCGTGCCCCGCATCGACATCGAGGTCGAGGGCGAAGTGATCATCACCGTGAACGGCCAACAACTCACATAGGAGGCGACCATGGGTGCGAATGTCTGGTTCTGGCTACTCTGGGTCATCACGCTGATCTTTGGGGTCTGGGGAATGAACCCCTGGCGGCCGTCGGGTCAGCCGTGGGCGCCCTTCGGCGGCTGGCTGGTGCTGTTCATCCTTGTCGGCATTCTCGGCATAGGAGTATTTGGCTCGCCAATACGATAGGCACGGCGGCCGGTCGCGGATTCAAACCGACTTGCCGCCAATCCCGCCGGCGCCATCGATCTGCCGGGGGTGCTGATACACAGAGGAGACCATCATGTTCTGGATTGGGCTCGCGACAGGCGTTTTACTCGGCAGCACCATGGGCGCGGTTCTCATGGGCGTCGTCGCTATCGGGAAAATTCCTGACAACTACACCGAGAGGCCGCCCCGTTAAGGGGCGGCCTTTTTAGTTTCACCCTTTCGCGAAGGGCTCTGACGGCTCTGGCCGTGCCGGCGGCGCCTTCGCCGTCTCTATTCGCTGAACAACGTCCTCGATCGCGCTGGCGTAGCTCAGGAGCTTGGCCGCGAACTGATCGCCCTCCTTGTCGGGGAAGGCCTTGGCGATCGCGCGGGCGTAGGCGACGAGCTCGTACAGGGCGCGGAGCTCATGCGGCCGGATCTCATGGGCTTCAAGCTCCGCGACGCGCGCCTCGAGCCTGCGTATGTGGGCAATTTCGTTTTCTCTTTCTTCGCGCTGCTGCGTCTCGCTAAATTCCCGTATTGATTCCTGCATCCGCATCTCTTCGCCGCCAAAGCCATGACCGACCATCACTTGCACTTCTCTAAAACGAGCTGAGCGTACCCCACGCAATCTTCCCAGTGCTCCCGCGACATCGACTTGCCGGATGCAATGCGGGAAAATTTCAGGGCGATCTGATCCATCGCTTCCCGCTCGATCATCTCGAGCTGCTTCCAGCCCGTCGCATGGCGAAGGATATCCTTGATGCCTTGCGAGATGCTGGCGTTGTGGCTGAATTCACCATGCGTCGACTGCCTGGCGACGAGCAACGGGTCGCGGTCTGTCATATTTTCATTCTCCATTTTAGCCAGGCGAGCTTCACCAGGCGAACGATCAGGAAGCTCAGCAGGGCGATCAAGTTCAGCGCGAATATGATCGCGTAGCCGATCCACCTGGTGAGCGTGAAGGCGATCACCGGCCACGGCCAGGCCCGCCATTGGGCACAGCTCGGCCGGTCACACGGCCGCCGGCATCATAAAACGTCGTCGTGCCCTGGCTGTCGACCGCAGCTCGGCCCATGACACGGCCGTCATTGCCGTAGATCGTCGTGGCGCCGTCGCTGTGAGTGTACGATCGGCCGGCAATACTGCCGTCCGCCCCGTACACCGTGCCTTGCGTTGCCGGCCCGATGTGAGGCTCGCCGCCGTAATAGTATCGCGCTCGAGCTGGTGAAGATTCCTGAGCTGCGCCGGCGCCGGTGAGCGCCAGCAAGATGCCGAAGGTTAGAAGATGGGCTCGCATTTTGGTTTCCAGTTCTTGAGGATCTCAAAGGGTGACGGAGACGAAGGATCGCCGATTGTCATGACGGTGGCGCCTGGCTTGATCCGGTTGGTCTCTTCGTTGTGGCGTCCGCTATTGCACTGATAGCAGGCGGCGACGATGTTGCCGGCGATCGTCAGGCCGCCGGCGTAGACCGGCACCAGGTGATCAGCGGTCATCAGGCGCGGCTCGTCGGCCGGCGTCGTCTTGACCAGGATCATCGGCGTCTGGCACCAGTAGCAGAGGCCGCCCTGGGCACGGCTGGCCCTTTGCGCCAGGCGCCGTCCGATGTGATGGTCGCGCCGGCGCAGGCTCATCGGTCCTGCTCCGGTGCGAGGGCGGCGCTGGCGCGAAACAGATCACCCAATGTTATCCTGTGTCGCGCCGAACTAGAATAAAGCGTGCTGTACTCTGGTTCATCGTCCTCCGCGCATTCCGCAGCTTTGGCGAAGGGACGCAGCGCCGCTTCCAGTTGTTCGACGCGGGCAGTGAGACGGACTATCTCTGCGTTATGCTGTTCAAAATCGCTCATTTGTCCTGCTCCGGTGCGAGGGCTGCGCGGGCGATGTCAGATGGGACTAGCTGTCGATGACTGTCAGCCCATTTCTCAATCTCCCGCAGCGCCGCCTCCAGCGCCTCGATGCGATCGGCTTGGTCAAGAATACGGTCAGCCTGACTGTCGATGATGTCTTGCAGCTTACGCAGTTCAGCAGTAGCGACCAAAGCTCGCATTTCCCGCTCATAGAATTGCTCTCGCGTAATTCCAAGGTCTTGGATTTCCTTCGGATGAATACGCCAGAAACGCTTGGCAAGCGCCGCAATCGTGTCGCTCATCTGTAACCTCAGTTTGTAAGTGGGTGCCCTAGCTGCTCAGTTGGGTGCACACCAAAGGTTGGCTATGCGGCTAGGGCGAGGCGTGCCAACGTCGCCATCTCTAGTTTCACTCCTCCAGTAATTTGTCGACAACGGCGCCGACGATCGATGACGGCTCGCCGCGTTGGTCGCGCGTCACCGCCGTTTTCAGGTTCTCCAACGGCACGCCGTATTGCAGCGCCAACGACATCAGTATGGCGCCGTCGCGAGCGATCGCTTCGGCGGTCGTGCCGGATTTTTCGAAGTTGATAAACACTTCGCCGATCGCGCCGCTCGGATACCGGCCGATCGTGACGACGTAGAGCATGCCGTTATAGTCGACGGTGAACGTCTCGGCATGCCGGCGCATCGGCAGAGGATTGCGGTTCATCGGATTGCTTCCCATTCTCCACACCAGTAGGTTTCTTCCGGCCACACCGTTGGCCATTCCCATTGCGTCGCGGCATTGTCGTCATCGGTGATACTCACCGATCGCGGCGCATGTCGCCGACACTGTAACGGGTCGTCATCATCGATAGGAGTATCGTATTGCGGTCGACTGAACCGGCAGTTCTTGCAGCTCTCTTGCACGGCTTACTCCTGCAAAATCAGGGGGCGCACCCTGAGATGCGCCCCCGTCATTTCATCCAGCCAGCGCGACCACTAAGCTAGACGAAACTCCGCGTTCACTTTTCAGGCCAGACGGAACGACAGACCCTCACGACGGCGCTTACGCATCGCCAGACCGCCAACACCAAGGAAGCCCGCGATCATCATCACCCACGTCGAGGCTTCCGGCACCGCCGCTACTTGCGGGATCGGAGCAGCGTCGATGCGGAAATGCTCGAAATCATTGATCATGCCAGTGGCACCGAGGAACAGATCGATGTCGGTGATGACTTCGCCGTTCGCGACGGAGAAATCGAACCCGTTCTGCTGGTTGCCGTTGCCGAGATCGTAGCCGCCGCCGCCAAGGCCTGCGATGCCGCCGGCGAGGTTGGTGAAGTTGAACGTCTCGGTATTGCCGTTCGCATCCACAGCCGACACCCTGAAGAACACGTCGCCGGTGCCCTTCAGAGAAAAGATGTCGCGCGTGGTGCCGAGCTGGACCGTGTTGGTGGCGTCGAACACGGTGATGTCCAGATCGCGGGTGTTGACGATCTTGATATCCTGGCCGTTGGCGGCGCCGGTGAAGCCGGTGGTCGCGGACACGTCGAAGAACCGCACCACTTCGTTGTTCTGGCCGTTGAGATGGCCGAGGATCAAGCGGGAGTTGGTTGGATCAATGCCGGTGAACACGACGTTGTTGCCGGTGCCGGGAATGCCGGTGGTGTTGAGGAACACGTCGGCCTTGACCGGGGCCGCCGCTAACACAATTAGAGCCGTAGTCGCCAATAAAATTTTTCTCATATTAGTAGTCCTCTTCTTCTGATCAGGAAGTTGGTGCGGAATGCACCGCGAAGCGTCACGATGTGGCGCTTGGCGGTGAACTCATTTCTCCTCATGCCTGCGTTTCATCAACGGATGGTTCATTTTGTCCTGCTCCGGTGGTGGGGGTGGCAATGGCTGCCAATGAGTTGGGTTTGCGAAGCTCCCACTGCTGTCACAGCGCCAAGCGTATTCGTCCTGCTGGGGTTCTCCTGGATTGCCGTAACGCTGCCGGCCGCAGTAGATCGGAACGACTGTTCCAGCGACGGCCAGCAATACAGAAACAGCCTTCGGCGCGGTCGCAATCGGCTGCCAACTCATTTGTCCTGCTCCGGTGCGAGAGCGTTGCGGGCGATGTCGCCAGCTATCTGGTCGCCGTTGTCATCCCATTCCGCGATTTCCCGCAGCGCATTCTCCAGCGTCTCGATGCGGGCGGCGGCATCAAGGTAAAGCTGCACATCTCCGGTGATAGTTTCATTCGGCGTGTGCCAAGCGCGCAGCCGCTTCACAAGCTCGCTCATTTCTCTTGCTCCGGTGCGAGGGCGTGTTGAGCAATCAGCTTGTAAACTTGCGCCCGATGCCCGCCGTAGTCGGGGTCATTGGCAATCTCCCGCAGCGCCGCCTCCAGCGCCTCAATGCGGGCATTGGCGATATCTCTGTCCTTGTTCGCAGCGGCTATAATTTCAGTAAGCACATTCATTTGTCCTGCTCCGCTGCCCTGAAGCTGCTGCATCGCCATTGTCTGCGGATAGTCTCTCATGCCCTGCCCTTCATTTCAGGCTGGCCTTCGAACCGCGCGATCACTTCCTTCATCATCACGACGATGTCTTTTCGGGCGGCGTTGGAGATGTAGTTCGTCCGCGCACCTTCCGGCCCGTCGAACGGCGCGATCAGCAATACGAACGCAGTCTGCTTGGGGCGGTCTGGATCGTTGAAGGCTTCATCCAACACTTCGGCAATGGCCTTCATCTGGCCCCAGAATTTCGGGTCGATTGGTTCGCTCATCGCCGGCACCTCCAGCTCCTGCCGCCGCGCGTCACGACCTTGCGCATGTGATGCCTGGTGCAGACGTTGTGCTCAGCGCTGGCGATGCGTTGTCGCTTCGTCCGCTTGCTGTACTTCGGCTCGGTGCCGGTCTCATCCAGGGCGTCGTCGGGCAGAGCGACGAGCTTCGGCACGGCCGGCGTAGGGTCGATACGGATCACTTCCGTTGTCACCGGCACCGGCTCAGCCGGCACGGCCTCGCGGTTGATCCCGATAACCCTGATGCGGTCCTGCTTTTTCAGAACCGCAGCCTGGAAGTTATCGGCCCAGGCGGCGTCGAATTTGGATTCCATCGCGATCGGCTTGGCCGGCGCCGGAATGCGTTGAACGGCATAAGTCAGCACCAGCACCGAAATGCCGGCGAAGCCGATAACTATTTTTGTGGGGGTGAGCATCCCCCGATGCTGGCAGAAAAGCTTGCCAATAACAAGAAACTTGTTCAAGAATGGCCGGATGCATTTGTTAATCACTGTGGACGAGGTCATCGAGGAGCTGGGCGGCAACGCTGCGGCAGCCAAATTGCTCGGGGTTGGCTACAGTTCCATCACCAACTGGCGGATGTTCGACCGCTTCCCGGCGTCGACCTACGTGCAGATCCAGACCGAATTAAATCGGCGCGACAAGGTCGCTTCTGATTACCTCTGGCGAATGAGAACCGCCAGGAAGCCGAGATCTCGAGCTAGTTAATGCCCCCAGCGAGAACTAGCGCGAGCTAGATCGCCGCCGGCATCCAGCCGGCGGCGGTCGACCATATAAGCAAACCAAATAGAGGAACGATCGCCAAATGACTGAACAAGCTCACGACGAGATCTCGCATGATATCCGGCGCCTGGTTGCCGTCTCGAAATTGCCGGCGCCGCCGACGGATTACATCGCAAAGGAGACCGCCAGGATCGAGGCCCTGCGGCCGGACATCGCGCCATTCGGGGACCAGGTTCACGGCCTGCTCAACGATTCGATCGAGAAGATCACCCAGGGCTGGGTCGACCAGCTCAAGGCGGTGAAGGACAATTGCGATGCGCTCGAGCGCCAGGTGATGACGGCCATGGCCCAGACCAAGGACAGCATCGCGAAGCTGCATGAGCTCGGCAACAAGGTCGCCGACGAAGCCAAGCGCGGCCGTGAGCTCTGCGAGAAGTTGAGCGCCGGCGTTGCCGAGGTTACCAATGAGGAGCAGCAATGAGCTGGGCCCCTCAAGTCATCGCTGATGCCAGCGGAAAGTTTTTCGGCAATGCGCTCCGCTTTGCTACTCACGCAGAGGCGACGGCCAATGTGCTCGCGCTTCAGGACAAGTGGTTCCTGGTCCGCGAGGTCCGCGTGATTGAGACCGATGATCCGGTTAACGTGCGTTGGGTCAACGGCAAGACGGAAATGCTCGAGACGGAAGCGCCGTACACCACAGACGAGATCGGAAAGGTTGCGCCATGATGAACGTGATCATGCTGACGATCGACACCAGCAAGACGCTCACCGAGAGCTGGGAAAAGATCTCGCTCGAGATGCTTAGGCAAGGCGCCGGCAAAGCTCAAGTTGATGCGATGCAGTCGGCGTTCTTCCTGGGCGTCGTCCACGTCTACGCGCGCCTGGACACCAAGGTCAACGACAGTGACACTTTTTACGACGTGATGGATGAGCTGATGGATGAGATCTCATGCGTTCGCGCTGAAGATCTGCCGGTGGCGGGGAATGCATGAGGAACGGCGTCTGGACGCATTCATCGGAGAAGGCCAAGGCTTACCCGCGCGAGGATGAACACTTCGTTGAGCCGATCTGGGTCAGCCAGCGGCTGTTCGAGGAAGAGAAGTTCGCCGGTGAGATCTACGATCCCGCCTGCGGCTTCGGCCGCATCGTTGAGAGTGCCCTGGCGGTTGGTATCGAGGCTTATGGGTCCGACTTGGTCGATCGTGGGTTTACCGGCATCCGCCGGGATTTTCTCCGCCAGATCGCACCAGGCCGGCACGATAACATCGTGACGAACCCGCCCTTTGATCAGCTCGAGCAGTTCACCAGGCACGCCGTCGAGCGATCGCGGCGCAAGACGGCGGTGATCTCGCCGACGGCCAGGCTCAACGCCGCCAGGTGGCTGAAGGATCTACCGCTGCGCCGGATCTGGTTGCTGACGCCTCGTCCGTCGATGCCGCCTGGCCACGTTGTGAAGAGCGGGGGAAAGGTCACCGGCGGCAAGCAGGACTATTGCTGGCTGATATTCGAGCGTGGATATGTCGGCCAGCCAGAGCTAGACTGGCTGCACCGAGATGGAGACAAGACATGTTCGTAGTCCCTCATGCCGGCAAGCTCTACGGGCCTTTCGAGACCGCCGACAAGGCGGCCATCTTCGCCGAGGCGCTCATTGGCCCCTGGCATATTGCCCCATTGCACGACCCCGATGAAGAAACGCCGGCTGATGAAGATCAGCCGGCGTTTCCGTTTTATAATGCGCCGCCGACTGTGCGACTGCCGCCGATGTCGAGGAAGATCTAAGCAGCTTCCGCCGGCATCGCCCCAACCTTCATCACGGCGTAACGGAGCTTGGCGCCCTTCGCCGGGATACGATCGCGGGTGCCAACCTTGGCACGGCCGGCGCCGGCACGGCCGATCTCGGAGCGGGTGCGGTACGGCCGCAGCTCGAGCGTGATCGGACCATCGCGCTCGATCATCGCAAGCAACTTCTTCTGGCCGCCAGGCGTATCATTGAGAAACGCGATATCTTTGCGGCTGTGCTCGTAGGCGTAACACTCCGACGGCAGGCCGATCTTGTCGAGCTTCGACACCACAAATGCCCTGGTGTAGTTGAAGTCGACATGGCCCTCGACCGGATGGCTGAAGGCGTTGGCGGTACGGGCCATGCAGATCGCCGCGACGCATGCCGACGTAGAGCCGGCGCCCTTCGCCTTGATCGACTGCCGCACATGCGCAGCCGTGATCTGGATGGTGACCGGCTTCTTGGCCGGCCTGACCTTCGCCATCGCCTTCTTGACGAGACGCTTGCCGCTGCCTTCAAACATCAGCTCGTAATTGAACGGATGCTTGACGCCAGCGTAGACCTTCGATTTCTTCTTTGCTTTCTTCATTTTACACTCCTCTGTTTTGGTTTTTGTTGCTCGAGCGCCTGCTCGATCAGCCTGCGGATCGCTTCCGACATGTTTGGCAAATCAGATTGACGCCGGCGCCAATCCTCGACTTTCCTGGCCAGAGTATTAGCCACCGCCAGGTTAATCCGCCGAATGTCCTGTTCTACTTTCATTGTTCTCCTCTTGCGTGTTTGTTTATAGTGTGCATATTACCGCTGGGCGCAAGACGCCCATCAGAAAGTTTTACACTCAAGCACGAGGATTGCAAGGCTATGGCCAAGAAGGAAGTAGAATCCACTTTGAACATCCCGCCACTTCAGCAGGGTGCCATCAATGTTCGCATCATCGGTACGGAGCCGCTGTACCAGAACCGCATGGCCGCGAAGGCCAAGCAGCAGCTCCTGGTGGGCGGTCAGAAGAAGGGCAAGGCGGATCGTGCCAACATCAAGCACAATCCGGTGCAGGAATTTCTCGACAGCGCCGAGATCCTGCCGGAAGGCCCGACGGCTCTCGGTCTCAACGTTATCGCCGTTAAGGCGGCAATGGCGACGGCGGCGCTCGAGACCAGGGACACCGGCCTGACCAAGACCGGCGCACAGCGTTTGCTGTTCATGCCGGGGTCGTTCGCGCCGCTCTACGGCGTGCCGCAGCTCAAGATGGATGTCGTCCGCTCGGCCGATATCAATCGGACGCCTGACGTGCGGACGCGGTGCTTCCTGCCGCAGTGGGGCGCCGAGATCCAGATCAAGTACATCACGCCGCAACTGTCGGTGCAGTCGGTCGCGGCACTTCTGTGCAACGCCGGCATCCTGGTTGGCGTCGGTGATTTCCGCCAGGAAAAGGGCAAAGGCGCCTTCGGTTCTTTCCGCGTGTTGCTGCCTGGCGAGAAGGACCAAGAGTGGGATGATCTGGTCAAGAATCACGGTCGCAAGGCGCAGTTGGCTGCGCTCGATAATCCTGAATTCGCTGATCGTGACACCGCTGATCTGATGGAATTTTTCCACGATGAAGTGAACAGGAGGGCTGCATGATCAGCTCGGAGCTGCGTCAGCGGCTCGTTGAGGCGTATGCCAGGGAGCACGACGGCGTCTATGACGCCGTCGGGTTTTTCGAGGAGGTGAGGAAGGCCGGCAAGAAGCATCCGGCTTACGAGTGGTTCGAATGGGATGTGGCGAAGGCGGCTTTTTCTCACAACGTGCAGCTCGCTCACAAATTTGCGCAAGGTCTCAAAATTCGATTTGAGGTCGAGGTGATCACGTCGAAGGGTCCGCGAACCTACACCAGGGAAGCGCCTTCGGTGTTCTCGCCGGATCGCGATCGTCGTGACGGCGCATATGGTTACGTTGTGGCGCACGCGGAAAATTATCCGATGCGCGATCTCTGCGGCAACGCATCGAACGCCTTGAGTTCTTGGTTGCGTCGTTACCAGGCTTGCTTGCCCTTCGTCGGCGAGCCGGCCACGGCGATCGAACGGTTAATCGAAAAATTGCGGATTGCCGGCGAAGCGGAAACATCGGAAGCCGCAGAGTAGAACACGCGCGTCGGGATACGTCCCGGCGCGTAAATTTTTGGCATGGCAGGCTTGGAGTGACGGGGCTCGGGTGGCATGGCTGGGTGCGGTCAGGTCAGGCGGGGCAGGCGCGGTTTGTCAAGACTGGGTCAGGCATGGTACGGCGCGGTCTGGCGGGGCACGGCAGGCGCGGTTTGGCGTGGCGCGGTCAGGACTGGTCCG